TTCCAGTGCGGCCAGGACAAGCCCAGCATTGCTGGCGATGCGGTAGATGATCAGATTCTTGAACATGAGGACTTCAATCAATAGGGTTGGACAGGAACACCAGCTATGAGGCAAGCCGCCGCCAGTCCCAGGGCGCATATGCCGGACCAGGTGAAGAGATGGAGCAGGGCTTTCACGGCAGCTCCCGCAGGCACTCGGCTGTGGTGCTGTCGACCCAGACCCCGACGAACCCGGGCGGGCAGGCTTGGGCCGGCACGGCGGCGGGCTGGCTGCCGGGTTCGGGCGGTGGCGCGGTGTAGCTGGTGCCCGCAACAGCGCTCAGGCCAAAGGCCAGGGCTGCAGCAAGCACCCAGGGCAGGGTGGCTTTGAGCATTGAGGGCTCCTAAAGAAAAAGCCCGCTAGGTGCGGGCTTGGGGTTCTGGATGGTCTGCGGCGGGCGGTGGTGGTGCTGCTGGCGCTGGGGGCGTTGCGGCGGCGGCGCGTTTGGCCTCCTGCTGCCGGATCAGGCGCAGCTCCTCCTGTTCATCGGCCCAGGATGTTGGCTCGTAGGCTCTCTGGCCAGTGCCGCGCCGGCGTGAATAGCTCATTGGGTTCCTCGCTTTCGGAAGGCTTTTGATAGGTGCAGCCCCTCTACTGCGTGGCCCCGCTTGAGCAGTGCGCGGCAGATAAGGGCTTGTTCGTGATGGCTGCACCCGGCTTGGCGGGTCAGGCCCAGATAGCTGTTGCCGCTGGCGAACACCTCGTCTGCCGGCATGGCTTCCAGGCGGGTCAGCGATTGCTGCAGCGTGCGCGGCCTGGTGGTGCGCCGCCACGGCTTGATGACTTGGCCCACGTAGTCGATGCCGCGGCTGATTGGCTGCAGCACGGTCTTGCGTGGGTTCAGGGCTAGGCCCAGCCCGGGCAGAAAGCTGTTGATGCTGGCCTTGGCTGCATTGAGCCACTGAGGCGACTCGTGCAGCAGCACCATGTCATCGACATAGCGCGTGTAGTGCCGGGCGCCGATCCTGTGCTTGATGTGCTGGTCCAGCTCATTGAGCAGGACGTTCGCAAAGAACTGGCTGCTCAGGTTGCCGATTGGCAGGCCCGAGTACTGCCCGGCGTTGACCAGCCGCTTGTGTTCTGGCACGGCCTCCAGCATCTGGGTGCTACCCTGCAGCTCGTAGTCTTGGCGCGGATCGTGGAAGAGAACGACCTTGCACAGGCCGCGCCACCAGCGCTCCTGGATCTGCTTCATCAGCAGCGGCCACAGCACGCGCTTGTCGATGCTCACAAAGAAATTGGCCAGGTCGCACTTCAGGTAGAAGCCCGGCTTGGCCCAGTTCTGCGTCTGGCTGCGCACCTTGGCCTCCAGGCGCTGGGCGGCATACAGAGTTCCGCGCCCGGGGATGCAGGCGCAGGAATCGGCGATAAATCTGCGGCAGAAGCGATCGGCCACTTGGTTGTAGAGCAGGTGGTGCACGATCCGGTCCCGAAACTCGGCTGCCCAGACCTCGCGCGGCCGTGGGCGGCTGATGGCAAAGCAGATGGATCGGCCTGGGCGGTAGCCGCCCGAGGTGAGCTCTTCATGCAAGGCGAGCAGGTTGTGCTCCAGGTTCAACTCAAAGCGCAGGGCGCTGGCCGTGGTGCGCTTGTGCTGGCGGCAGTCGAAATAGGCCTGCACCAGCTTTTCGAGCGAATAGCCAGAATCCATAGAAACTCCCGGTGGAATATGCGGACGGGGCGAACACGGAACTCGTTGTTCCGGTTGTTGTTGTTCGTGTTGCCGTTCTCGAAGTCGACAGCCCAGGTGCGTCGAGCAGATCACGTCGGCCCGCCGAATGGCTCAGCGGGCAAACTGCGCAGGATCACTGCCGCGGCTGCGGCCGATATCCCTCATGCGCCTTTCGGTGGGCTTGTGACCCAGCGGCTCGACCAGATTCCAAAGCGCCATGACCGGCCTGCCGTGACAAGCCGGTAGCGGGCGCGCGTTCCGAGTGCTTCAGCCATCCAGTGGTCTGCTTGCCAATCCCATCAGTCAAGGTAATGGCGCGGGCGTACTGGGCACGCGAGATCAGCCGAAGATCTACCGCCAGGCGCAGTGCCAGATTCACCGCCTCCACTTCCTGGCGCATTCGGCGCAGGACGGGAGGCTTGTCGTCTGTCGTGTTGGCTTCATAGGTGCGCATGACCAGGGCCATGCAGCGCCGGCGAAGCTCCGCGCCGAAGTCGGCTTTGTAGTTCCTTGGCATGTTGGCTACCAGCGAAGTGACCAGCTTGGCCAGCTCGTAAGTTGCCTTGTAGATCTCGGTGTCAGTGTGAAGCGCCATGCCGGGGCGGGCTACGCCCGCAAATGGTTAAAGGGATGAATCGGGAAAGCTGCGGACGGGGCGAACACGGAACTCGTTGAGCCGGTGGTAGTTGTACGTGTTGCCGTAAGCGAAGTCGACAGCCCAGGGCCAGTTGTCGCTATTCACCGTGCGCGACCAATAGATGCTGTCGCTGCCTTCTTGCACGAAGTGATCGCGGGAGTTGATCCAGGCCAGCATCAGGTCTTCCTGGTCCGGTGCACGCCAGTCGCTGTGCCCGTTGATCTCGGACGGGATGCTGGCGGCGATGTGCTTGAAGGCCACGCCCTGGGCGTCGTGCTCGGTGCCGCCGGGGATGACGATGTGGTGCACCTTGCCGTCGATCAGGCGGCTGCCGATGTAGATGCCGCCCTGTTCAGGCCAGGGCTGGTTGATTGCGGGGATGGTGCGCATTGCTTGCTCCAGTGGTGGATTGGAAGAAATGACTGAATGGATCAGTAGATGAATCTGCGGACGGGGCGAACACGGAACTCGTTGTACCGGCAGCTGGTGCACGTGTAGCCGATCTCGAAGTCGACAGCCCAGGCGTAGCTCTCAGTGCGCGGCGTGCTGCTCCAGTACCAGCTGTCGGTACCGAACAGGTGCGGCACGTTCGCGGCAGCAAGCTGCAGCTCACGGCGTGCGGGCAGGTAGAAGTCCTGGTGGTCGTCGGCGGTGTGGCCGCCGGCCAGCTTTGCGGCGGCGTGCTTGTCGCCCAGCGCTTGGGTGTTGGCCAGCCCGTCCCACTGGGACAGGTCGTCCACGCCCTCCGGGCCCCATTTGGCGCGGCCCACGTCCTGAGCTGGTCCACAGTCGGCGACGATCAGGCCGTAGACCGTGCCGTCATCACCGCGCATGTCACCAGCGTAGAAGCCTCCCTGGGCGGGCCAGTAGTCACCGATAGCGGTGCGGCCGGCAGGTTCTGCTGCAGCGGCAGGAGCTTCGTCGTCGCGGCCAGCCAAGCAGGCCTGCACCAGGGCCAGACCCAGGCTGGGGATGCCTGCGGGCGCTGCAGCGCCGATGTGGATGTGGAAAGTGGGTTTCTCGATGTGGATCTTCGGCATAGCGCCCTCTGGTGGTGGAAAAAGAAAACCCGCCGTGGTTGCTCAGGGCGGGTGGTTGGGTGAAAAGAAGCCGGTGCCTTGCGGCATGCCTGGGGAAGCAAAAGAGGGGGAGGGAGGAGACGCCCCAGGCCCGGCTGAAATGGTTGATGGCTGCCGTGTGCGCCCCGGCTTGATTCACGCAGTTGGAGGGAGTCGACTTTCACGCCTGGCCGGTGGGCAACTACCGGTCCCGATTTGCCATCAAGAAAGCCTCTGGGCTTGCTTCATGGCCCTGCATGCGCTGCAGGTGGCGGCGCTTTGTGCCCGCGTGGCTCTATCCCTTACACGTCGTTCTCCAATCTGATAAATCCCCGGCTGGCCGGGGTGCTTACACTGAGCCCAGGGAGAGACATATGCACATCACTGACGAAGAACTCCGCCGGATCTGGGCGCTTTCCATGGCCGGCGACCCTGGTGCAGTCGCCAAAAAGCAAAGCCTTCACGCTCAAAACCCAGAGTTAGATGCCCGCTTCGAGCGCTACAAAGTCACGATCAACCGCATCCGCACCGAGGTGCCCAAGAAGCCCAAGAGGAACGGCTTCAAAGGCGAGCCGACGACGTGGACCCGGGCGAAAGATAAATTCCAGTCGTCAACAACCGGAAATGTCGTCCTGGTCCAGGGCGGAAGCACCGGCTTGAAGCGCTGACTCATTGCAAACCAAAGCACTCTGCGGCAAAGCGCTCAGGTTTGGCCCGGGTCGCCCCGGGCTGGAAGTTGCGGGATCAGGCCGGCGTGCACAGCGCAGGGCGCGTCTTGAACGGCTTCGCGTCCTTGGCATCCGGCTGCACGGTCACCCACAGGCCCTTGGTGGTTTCGATGATCTCCTGCACCTTGCCGGCGACAGTGGCGGTGCCACGGATGGTGCGAGCTTTCACAGGCTGGCCTTTTTTCAGTTCAGTCATGGTCGATTTCAGTTTGCAGGGGAGGGCCGCCCTGCTATCGGCGTAAAAAAGCCAAGCGCTCTCGGGGGAAAGCGCTTGGCTTCGGGGTGGGGTCAGGTCATTGCCAGCGTCAGGCCGAACACAGCGCGCATCAGGTCTTCCTCAGTGCCGAACGCCTTGCAGCCTGCAGCCACCTCGGTGAGCGTGTTGTAGTACTTGCCGCCGCCGATGTGGCCGCGGCCCAGGGCCTGGCGGCGCGAGGACACAAACCACGCATCGCCCAGGCGCATCAGCGTGTACTCGGTGCCGCGCGCCGTGGCGGTGATGTATGTCGAGCCGTCGATGGTGATGGTTGCTGTCATGGTGCTGCTCCTGCTGCGTTGATCAAACCAAAGCGCTCTGCGTCAAAGCGCTTTGGTTTGTTCCCGGCCCTTGCCGGGTTAGCTGGCATCTCCCCGCTTTCGCGGGCTCCAGCTAGGCGAAACGCGACCCGGAAATTCAACGGACGCTCCACCTGTTGACTGACCCGAAGGCCAGCCCGTCTCTAACTTTTTAAAGACCCGAGGTGCCGGCTCGATCACTTGGCACCCATCGCGTCTGCAACCCCTGCTGCGCTCCCTGGGGAGCTGACCCTGCCTTTGCGTCCTGTCGGCTTCAGCCCCGTATCGCCGGGCCTGGGGTGTGTCGCGGTGTGTTGCTGCGATGGACGAATATTAGTCGGAGTGATTTAAATAGTCAACAGTCAGACTAATTATTCTGCACTGATCTCTAACCGATAGAGACCTCTCTACTAGTTGGGCCGCATGGATAGCAAGCCAGATTTGCGCAAATTTGGCTTGCGCAAAGCCGGTTTGCGCAAATCTCCTTTGCACTTGCGAGTCACAAAATACTGTGCAACACTGTATAAACATACAGGTGTTTACATGAGCAAAGACCGAAAAAAAGTGCTGGGCGCGAGACTCAGGGCGGCGCGTGTGGCAGCGAAGCTCTCGCAAGACTTCGTTGCAGAGACTATGGGCGTGACCAGGCAATCTGTGTCGGCCTGGGAGACCGGTTGCGCGTGCCCATCTGCGCTGCAGCTGGGGCAACTGGCCGCCGCTTACTGCGTATGCGCCCACACGTTGCTGTTTGGCGAGGCATTCATGCCGCTGCGCCTGCGGCAGATGCTGGGCGGCCGGGCGACTGCAATCCAACAACAAGAGCTGATGACGAGGGAGTAGAAATGGATCCGAAAGAGCTGTTGACCAAGATCGAGGCGCACAAGCAAGACCTGCCGAAAGTCAGATGCGTGACCGATGTGTACGCGACCGTGCTGGCGCCGCTTGCAGACAGGTTTACCCAGGAAGAACTGGATGCAGTTATTGCCCTCGGCGCGCTTGTGCACTATCGATCATCGCGCATGGTGCCAGTGCTGACCTGGGCGCAAGTCGGCAAGCTTCCTGGTCAAGGATGGCCGGTACGCTGAAACCGCTTTGATGCGCGCTGCAGGCGGAGCGACTCCGGCGGAGGGTAGAGGGGTGCGCCGGAATAAGCCGGTTTGCATGTCGCGTCCGTGTCGGACGAGGGCGGTGCAGGCAAGAAAAAAGCCCCGACTTGCGGGGCTAACCTCTCAGTGCGAGAGGAGGGAGAACAGGAGACACGCGCATTCTGTGGCTGTGCCCTGCAGCTGCGAAATGCCGCTGGTCGTGCGTGCGGTGCCGGCCTACAGGATGCGGATGGGCGTGAAAAAGCCCGCACTGGGCGGGCTTGTAATAGCTCGCTCCGCGGGGCGACTACTCTTGCCCCAGCTCCGTCAATGTGTCCTGCAGAGACTTGATGAGGCGCTTGACATCCTCAGGAGACATCTCAACCCAGGAGGTGGAGATTGGCAGACCCGAAGAAGTCTTAGCTGTGTGCTTCAGGCCAATCAATGGCTTCCCATCCTCGGGGCGAGTCCGGATGCTGGTGAACTGGAGGCGGGGTGCTGGCTTCATATTGGACCTGGCATCATGAAAAAGCCCGCGCGGTGCGGGCTGGTTGAGGGTTCAGTCTGACTTACTTAATGCATGCTTGCACTAGCCCCTGCATTGATCTGGAGTTGACCCATGTTCATGACGTCGCCAACACTGCTCAGTATTTTGGCTTCGCGCCTCGCTGCGTCAGGGTCGGTTCTGTCATCGATAACGATTAGTACATCAAGCGAACGGTTACCAGGGAGCGCGCGAATATCCACCAGCTTGTGTAGGGCGGCACTTACTGACTGATGATGGGCAGTGACAGCTACTACCATCTGGCCAGCCAGCTCAAAGTCTAGCGTGTAAGTCCTGCCAGTGATGCCCAGCAGCTTTGGTGCTCTCTCGAGTTGGGAAACTTTCTTCCAGGCTCGCAGGCACTGCGCCACTTCTTCCACAAAAAGCTCAGTGTCATGATCGAGGTTGGTGTGCTCTTTTTCCCATTGAATGAGTGCTGTCACTGACTTTATATATGAGGCAAATGCAGTCGACGCCTTTGCTTCAGAGGCGAAGACTTCAATCACTCCCTCATCAGAAAAAACAGTGCCGTTGCTTTCAGTGGCCTGCTTGAGGAATTTGAGCTGATTGGCGTTCTTCATGGGGAGCCCTCTGCCTTTGAAGTGTAGGTAGATGCCACCGTCGTCGAAAAATCTGACACCGTTTCCAAGGTGCTCCACGTATACAGGAACAGAGTTGCCGTCTGCGAATTTGAAAGGTGTCTCAATTAGGGCAACGCTGCCATCTTCCACCAGCGGGTGGCAGGCCAGCCCCAAGAGTGTCGCGATGTTTTGGCAGATCATGTTTTCATCCCTTGAGTTCAAATGTTTCAGGATGGCCGACCTGAGGATTGAACTCGATATTTGTTTGCTCGGTGAATCTGGCAAGGACTTCAGCAAAGGGCCAATCTAACCACTTCTGATCGCCATTGATGCGCCTGGAGCCCATGTGCTCGTGGGGCATGTCATGGGTGGAAATTTTCTTCGCGTGCTGAAGTATGTCTAGCTGGTAAGCCCGCTCAAGCCCCCATGGGTGTTGCTTGAACACTGTGAACTTGTACCAAACGCTTTTCGTCTTGTGCGAGCGCCGGAATGTCAGCTCAACCAAGAGCCCAGCACGGGATCCAGTGTCTTTGTTGACTACGCCGCATGTCAAAGTCCAACAGTCACGCTGATTTTTATCGGGGGCCCAATCGTCAGAGTCCACGCAGACTCTTGGTTGCTCGAACAGCTTCAGTGCCTCGCTGTGGTCGAGGTCGTTGAGAGATCCCAATTATGCGCTCCAGATAAAGAAAGTGTGTAAGCGATCTGCTATAGCTTTGTGACTAAAGCAGCATTGATTCCAGCTCAAGGGGGTCATCTGCTCGCCTCTCCCTTGGCACTCGATGAACAACCATTGCCGCCACGAACAGAACAGCGCCCAGGCATGCCAAAGATGCGCCTGGCAGCCACAGCCCTGTATGGCCGCTTGCAATCCCTGCGGTAAGTACAGCGAGGCCCACAGTTGACGTCAAAAGTGCCAGTCTGGTCAGAAGACTCATGTGCTGATCGGGGTTGGGTCAAGCCCGCAGGATCAACCAGAACAAAAAGGCCAGGAAGGCGAGCACAGCCCATAGCCAGACAACGGATTTCCGAGCGGTGTGAGCGTTCATCTCAATAGCCTTCTGCTCCTCGAGGCGCGCTGCGGCTTCGTTTGTCGCTGCTGTCAGCGTTAGAGCGTTCAACTCCTGCGCGTACATCTCTCCATAAAGAGACCGGTCTTCTCGAGGGAGGCTAGAGACGAATTCCGTCTCCTCATCCTTGAAATCCAGGCTTAGCTGATGAGCGCCGGATCCGGTAGCAGAAGCATCCGCCAGTTGCTTGTGCAACTCTTTGGCTCTCGTCCGAGCTATCGGTCGGTACTTCTTCCGCTTCTCCGAATCAGCCATCCCTCTCTCCATCCTCGTCGGTTGCTATTGTTTTGTTGGGCTCTTCAGTGGCGAAGAGACTCACTCACTCTCGACCCTTTTCCGTCTTGTCTTCTTGACTGGTATGGCATAGGAAGGGTCAAGGGGAGTGGTGCGGCCCGATGACTTTTGCTGGCTTGAGCCCACATGCTGAGCGGCCCGGAGCTTGTTCGCCATTGCGAGCAGGTCAGACTGATCAGTAGCGCCGAGCTCCCGGAAGGCAAGCACCAGTTGGATTTCCTGAGGATTCAGTCTCGTCAGATCGAGCTGCAGGGCCTCAGCTTTTGGCTCATCACCTACCAGTGTCGTGGCTTGTGCAATCTCAGAAGCTTGAGCAGCAATCGTCTCGCTGAAGTCGCTGATTTGGCACTTCAAGACTCTGCTGAACTTCGCCGCGGCAGCTGGGTTCAGGGGAATCTTTCCATTCAGGTACTGGTTGACTGCACTTTGGCCGAAGCCAACAAGATCGCTGAAGGCATCTTGGCTTCCCAGTTCGCCGCGGGCGCGCTTCTCTTCTTTCCAGTTTTGGAACAGCGCTTTCAATCGGACAGCGTCAGCTTTCTGTTCGGGCGTCAGTGGCAAGGCAGGCATGCGGCGAGGGTATTAGTAAGGCTCATAAAGTCAAAACAGTCAGACTGTTGACATTAAAAGTAGTCGGACTGATAATTTGTGCATGCACAACTTGAAGTCCATCCGCCAAAGGCTAGGCGTAACCCAGCAGGTACTTGCCGCGGGTATTGGCTGCACTCAGGGCAATGTCGCCAACTACGAACGAGGGCAGACCCTCCTTCCGGGCATGGCCAAGCGCGTGATTGATTTCGCCGCTGGTAAGGGTCTGGCCTTGACCATGGGCCAGCTGTACGGGACGGAGCCCCTGACCATCGACGCATGCCCCGCCATCTCCCAGGAGGTGAGCCATGGCTGAGTTGAAGACGTTCACATTGCCGGCTGGAACCGCGCTGAGTGCCGAGCGCGGGGGCGCGAGATTGCGTGGCGACGCGGTGGTGGTATGCCGCCCTGAGGATGAGTGGCTCATCCGCGACGCGCTCGATGTGCCAACCCCTGGCGACGGGATGTTGTTTAGCGGCCAGCGCCTAAAGCCTCCTTCGAGCATTAGCGTGGAGGCTTCACCCAATCCCGACGAATCGACGCTCCAACCCGCGACGCCAGCCGCGGATTGCTCGGAGTTGCTGGTGCTTCTTGAGGCGGAAATTAAGGCTTCGGGGCAGCGCCTGATTCGAGAGCTTGAGCAGTCTTTCGGAGGTGTTCCAGGATGCCGCTGTTCTGGTTTGAGCGATCCAGCAAGCCATCGAGCATGTTCTCTGTCGTCTCCCTCAGAACCTTCGGGTCTAGGTGGCCTGCCGAGTGAAGAGAAAAGGCTAGGGCGGTGATGGCGCGCTTCGCATCCGATTGCACGTCGGATATTACTTGTCCAAGCATCTTTGAATCTGTCGTCATGTCCGCCCTCCTTTTGGCGATTGGTCGTGTAGGAACTTCCATCGTAGCCCAGGGAGTGGCGGGCACCTTCTTCTTGATTCTGACGTGCAGTTGTTTGCATGCAGTCAGTGTCTTTTTTAGCGGCATGACCCGCAACGTCCAATTACACCTGGGAGCAGACAAATGATGTGGCTCGATGCACTGCGCATGGCAGTGAACCAATACCCCGGAGGCCGCACCGCGATTGCGGCGCGCCTGAACAAGTCCGACGAAGTGCTGCGCAAAGAGCTGGCAGGCACATCGAGCCAGCACAAGCTGGGCCTGGTGGACACCCAGCACATTGTGGAGATGCTGGGAGAGCAGGGCGTTGACTGCTCTGGCTTCAAAGTGGCCGTGGATGCTGCCTGCGTGGCCCCGGCATCGATCGCGTCCATGTGCCTGCACATGCTGTCCGCCGATGGCTCGCAAGAGGCTGCGCACGTTGTCTCTGAAGTTGCTCGGGCGCTGGCTGATCAGCACTTCTCAGACAACGACCGCAAGCGCGTGGACTGCGAGATTCAGCACGTCATCGAAAAGATGACCGAGCTGCGTGCCGCGGTAAATGCGCGCCATGCGGCTGACAACGCAAGGGCTGGGCAATGAGCACGATCATCATGGCAGCGGTCTGGCCGCTGCAGGGCATGTCTGCCTCGCAGAAGGCGGTGCTGGTGTCGTTGGCCGACCAGGCGAACGATGACGGCGCGTGCTGGCCGGCGGTGGACACCATTGCTCTGCGCACCTGCCTGTCCGAGCGTGCGGTACAGGAGGCGCTGCGCTGGCTCCAGTCCACCGGTGCCGTTTTCCGGCAGTACCGCGAGAACAAGAGCAGCGTCTACACAGTCACGCCGCAGAGCTTCGACCCTGCTAAGGCCCCCGACAAGCGTGAAAGGGTGAAAGCCCAAAGGGGTGCAGATGGCGCACCCCCTGCAAATGGCGCGCCCGATGCACAAGGCGCACCCCCCGCAGATAGCGCACCGGGTGAAGCTGGCGCACCAGGGGGTGCAGATGGCGCACTGGGGTCTGGCAAATCGCGCACCCCAGGGGTGCAGGAGGCGCACCAGGGGGTGGCAAATGGCGCACCCAAATCATCAATGGAACCATCATTGAACCGTAAAGGAACCGTCAATGAACCCCCATCTTCTTCCCAGCCCGCTGCGCAGGCTGGCAGCGTGGAGGGGGAGGGTGCTCGGCTGGAGGCATACAAGCAGGCGTGCCGGGAGACCTGGGCTGCCTATGAGCTGGCCTACCAGCAACGCTACGACGTGGCACCGGTGCGCAATGCGAAGGTGAACGCGGCCATTGGCCAACTGGTCAAACGGCTGGGGGCGTCGGAAGCCCCGGCAGTTGCGGCCTGGTTCGTCGACAACGTGAACCAGGCGTTCGTGGTCCAGCGCTGCCATGCTGTCGGGGACCTGCTGGCGCAGTGCGAGTCCTACCGCACCCAATGGGCCGCAGGGCGTGCCGTGACCCAGACCGAGGCGCAGCAGGCCGACAAGACGGCTGCAAACCATGGCGCTGCTGGCCGCGCTGGCGAAAAGGCCCTGGCTATTCTGGAGCGCCGCCGGCAAGAGCAAGGGGGTGCCCAATGCTGACCGAGCGCGAAACCTTGCTGCTGGCGGAAGAGCTTGCAGCCACGGCCGAGGCCCTGGGCCAGGTCATCAGCGAAAACGCTGGGGCATTGATGGCGGCGGACCTGTCTGTCTATCCCTTTGCCGCGCTGCGCCGGGCGCTGAGCCGGGTTCGCATGGAGCACGCTGGACGCCTGACGCAGCAAGCCATCATCCAACGCCTGGAGGTGCTGGCCGGCAGGCTGACGCCCAACGAAGCCTGGGCGCTGGCGCTGGCCGCTCAGGACGAAGCGGCCACGGTGGTGTGGAACGACGAGATTCAGCAGGCATGGAGCCAGGTGCGCGTTGTGGCCGAGGGCCGCGACAAGGTGGGGGCGCGCATGGCTTTCCTGGCGGCCTACGAGCGGGTCACTGCCCAAGCTCGGGAGCTGCAGAAGTTGCCCCGCGCCGTGGTGTCGATAGGCTGGGATGCCCAGCAGCGTGCTGCGGCACTTGAGCGGGCCGCGGCCTGCGGACTGCTGTCGCATGAGCAGGCCAGTCAGTATGCCGAAACACTGGCACTGCCAGCGCCAGCATTCAACCCGCTGGCGCTGCTGGAGGGTGGTGGTGCACCCAAATCTGCACCACCTGAGCTGCAGGCCAAGTTGAACGCATTGCGCGATGAGCTGGCAAGCCGCGCGGGTCGATTCACCCGGCAGCAGGTGATGGCGCGCCAGCAGCGCATGCACCTGGGCCGGGCCAAGCGCGCCACCGCCCAAGCTGTAGCGCAGTACCGAGGGGCGGCATGAGTAAGTGCATTGAATGCAAAAGCTGGTCCCTCAAGGACACGGACCGCAGCATGGCCCGCCTGGGCTACGCCCGCTGCCTGAAGAAGAAGCTTCCCGGGCACACCGCCAGCGCCAACGCTGCCGCGTGCGAGCGGTTTGCTGCTGCTGATGCTGGCGCTGTCCAAACGCGGAAAGAGTGGATCGCAAAGCAGGAAGGGCGGAGCGCATGAAGACGGCTATGTACGCACTGGGGCGGCTGAGCGAGTGCCTTCACTACAACCCTGACACGGGCATTTTTGTCTGGCTTCAGCAGCGCGGGAACAAAAAGCCCGGAGACATTGCAGGCACGAAGCATAAGCACGGCTATACCCAGATTAACTTCGATGGCGTTTTTTATCTTGCTCATCGTCTGGCGTGGGCACTTGCGCATGGCGAGTTCCCCGAGGTGATCGATCACATCAATGGAGTCAAGTCCGACAACAGGTTGATAAATCTTCGGGCTGCCACCCCTCGCCTGAATATGGAGAACATCCGTCGCGCCAGATGCTCCAACTTGTCTGGCTTGCTTGGCGCCCACACAAATAAGCACGGGACGTTCGACGCAAAGATTCAAGTGCGCGGGAAGTGCATTTACCTCGGGAGATTCCCGACGGCGGACGAGGCTCACGCCGCCTATGTGACCGCCAAACGTCAGTTGCACGAAGGGGCCACGCTTTGAATAACCGAATGTACGCGCTTGGGCGTCTAAAAACTGGACAGCTAAACAAGACCGAAGCCGCCTATGACCAGCACCTGGCGGTATTGCAGCACGCTGGGCAGATTCTGTGGCGCAGGTTTGAAGGTCTGAAGCTCCGCCTTGCCGACAACACGTTCTATACGCCGGACTTTGCGGTCATGGCTGCCGACGGGGTGATTGAGTGCCATGAGGTCAAAGGCTACTGGCAGGACGATGCCCGGGCAAAGATCAAGATCGCGGCAGACCAGTACCCGTTCCGCTTCATCGCCATCAAGGCCCGCGCCAAGAAAGAGGGCGGCGGCTGGGAAATGGAGGCGTTCTGATGGTGGACGTCGGATTTTTTGGCAAGCCGGTGCCCCTGGCAGGCCAGCGCCGCAGGACGGGCAGCACGGTGGCGCGCTTGGTGGAGCCGAAGCTGGACCGGCTGCCCGATGGCCGTTACGAGCACACGCAGTGGATGTGGAACCGGTGCGCGCGCCTGGTGCAGGTGGGCTCCACGACGATTTACGTGGTCAATGACTACGGCGTGATGGTCCCCGTGGACAGCTGGGGTGACCAATGCTGAAGCGTCGCACTCCAATGAACCGTGGGCGCGTGCCAAACGCCCAGGCCGGCCAGGACCGCGAGGCGCGCCTGCAGCAGCGTGCCGCACGGGCTGCCGCCAGCGCCGCAGCCACGGCCGCGCTGATCCCGCCCAGCAGCGTGGCCTCATGTGCTGGCGCTGGTCTCCGTCTTGAGAAAGATGAGCCCCAGCGCAGCGAGGCCTACCGCCGCTTGGTGGCCGCGCTCCCGTGCGTCATGTGCGGGATCTCTGGCCACAGCCAGGCCGCGCATGCAAACACCGGCAAGGGCATGGGCCTGAAGTCGTGCGACCTGACCCTATTCCCCGCATGCGCAGACCGGCCCGGGGTTCGCGGCTGCCACTCCCACCTCGACCAGGGCGCGCTGTTTCCCAAGCACGTCCGCCGCGAGCTGGAACCAGTTTGGGCAGCAGACACCCGCCGAAAGATCTATGCCTCGGGCCGCTGGCCCAAAGGCCTCCCACTCACTGAAGAACTGCAGCAACTGAAAGAGAGCGCCAAATGAACGAAGCACCCACTACCCAAGAACGCTACGCAGCTGCAACCCAGTCCAGCCATCTGCGCCTGGACTATCGCGTCACCGGTGACGCCGACTACCTCATCGCAGCTGGCTGGAGCAAATCCCGATTCGGTGCCGTGGCAATGCGCCTTCACAGCGAATGGGATTCGGCCGAGCGCCGTGGCTGCCGCATCCCGCGCAAGGTCACTCGCAAGCAGATCAGCAGCGCCGCCCAGGACATTGCGCGCCGCGCCCGGGTCAAGGAGGTGGATCAGGCGCACAGTGATCAGGCCAAGGCCGCGCTGTCCGCTGCCTACGAGCGCGAGATGATGGAGACGATGCGTCACCTGAAGTCCCTGCCTGATGCGCGCCTGCACCTGTCTATCAAGCTGGCCATGGATGGCTGCCAGAACGCCGAGGAGCTGGCTGCTGCGGTGCTGCTGCACTGGCTGCGCCCAACGTGCCCGGCCTGCTGTGGTCGCAAATTCCAGTTGGTGAAGTGGAGCGAGGACGTGTTGTCTGACCAGGCATGCGGTGGTTGCGGCGGTTCTGGCCTGGCCCCGGTGCCTGGTGGTGATGCGGGGAAGGTTGCGGCGAACTACATCGACGACTGCGTTGACCGAGCGCGCCAAGGAATCCGCGCAAAGCTGCGCGCATCTTCTTGACGGCTGCAGTTCCTGGTTTATGATTGCGCTGTCGGTCGCAAGAAAAATCATTCGGCCGTGCGTCACCATCAGATGCCCTGTATTTAGCCCGTAGCGGTGCAGGCAGCCAGAGATGGTGAAGCTCGCCCATACAACAAGGCCCGCTAGGTTCGCCAGCGGGCTTTTTTATTGGTTGGCGATCCAGGCCTAACCTCGTCCGTTGCCACGCAGCCACCTTCGGGTGGCTTTTTCATTTCTGGAGACTCGATGCTCTACACCCATCACAACGCTACCGGCGCAACTGTTCACGATGTTGACTCCAGGCAGCGCCTGAGCCGTGTGATGGAGATCGACACAAAGAATGGCTGGGTCAAGGTCGGGCACAACCCGCCCCGGCTATCTCCGGACGGCAAGAGCGTGCAGACGTGCCGCATCCGCTTTCGCTCCATCTACCCAATCTTTGCCGGGCAGGGCATGCCGGTGATGTTTCATTGCTATGGGAGGCGTGATGCTGACTGAACCTCAAATCGAAAGCATCAAGGTTGCGCGCCTGGAGCCAGGAGATGTGCTGGCGTTCAAGTGCCAGCAGGCGGTGTCAAAGCAGGTAGCCGCCAGCATCATGGGACACGTTCGCCAGCTCTTGCCTGATGGGGTTAAGGCCGTACTGCTGGATAGCGGGATGGATATCGAGCTGCTGCGGAAGGTAGGCGCTGATGCCGCCGCGTCCTAGCCGGCCATGCCGGCACAAGGGGTGCAAGGCCATCCACCGTAATGCCAACGGTTACTGTGATACGCACGATGCTGAGCGGGCCAGTGAGCGGCGTGGAAGCGCTGGCTCTTACAAAAATTGGTACGCCGAAAGCCGCTGGCGAGAACTTCGCCGTCACCAGCTGGATGGTGAACCGCTCTGCGCGTTTTGCCTAAAGCATGGGCGCTCAACCGAGGCAACCATCTGTGATCACGTCGATTCACACGGCGGAGATCGAGAGAAGTTCTGGGGCGGTCCATTCCAATCCCTTTGCAAGCCGTGCCACGACAGCACAAAGCAAAGTATGGATCGAGGTGTTGTCACCGCTTACCCAGAGTGGCTGTCTCCAGCTGGGTGTGAGCTGATCATCGTGTTTGGTCCACCGGGTTCGGGCAAGAGTCATTACGTTGAGCAGAGGTGGCGCAAGGGTGATTCATTAATAGACCTTGACTCGATCAAGGCCGAGTTGTCTGGCGCGGCAATGTATCAGGCCGGTCAGGAGTGGTATGTGCCTGCGATGCGTCGGCGAAACGAGATGCTGGGCAAGCTGAAGAACACGCCAAGCCACAAGCGGGTCTGGTTTACGACTGTTGGCAACACACATGGTCGGCGGCTGTGGTGGCAAGACAAGCTGACACCGTCGGAGGTGGTTTTGCTGGATGTGCCTGCTGACATATGCATTGCCAGACTCAAGGCCGACCCGCGACGAGCGGCAGTCTTGGAGTGGCACATAAAGGCAGTGAAGGGATGGACATAGTTCTTCGCCGCAACCTGGCGTGAAATGAATGGAGAGGCGAGCATGCAGTCGACGTTAGCTGAGGTGGTGGTCCAGATTGTCGGCTTCTGTCTCTTGGCATCAGTCGTTCTATCGCCTGTGGCGTGCACTATCAACCGTGACCACCTCATTGCTCATGCGATCAAGGATGGGGCCGACCCCATTGCCGTGAGGTGTGCCATGGTCGGCGATATGGGCCGCGAACCCATGTGCATCGTGAAAGCAGGTGGCAAATAAAGGGGGGGGAGGGTGGAAAGTCTGGAGCAATTGCAGACCAGCCGCGCCCCTTAAAGTCTTCTTTCACGCCCGCGAAAAATGAAATTTAACTGGAGGCCCGATGGCAGGAGCTGCTGGGCGCTCTGGTCGTCGCCCGAAACCAACGGCCCAGAAGGTGCTGGCTGGCAACCCCGGCAAGCGGGCGCTGAATAAAGCAGAGCCGGATTTCGGCCTGGTCCGCAATGTTGATTGCCCGATCTGGATGGGGGATTACGGCCGCGAGCTGTGGGAGACGGTTTGCCCACTCCTGTGTCGTGAGCGTGTCATCGAAGCCACCGACATCCAGAACCTGGAGGTGTACTGCAACGCCTACGACCAGTTCCGCATGGCCCAGGAAGAGGTGAAGAAAAACGGCGTCACCGTAGCAGGCGCCATGGGCGGCCTGATCAAGAACCCTGCAGTCACGGCAGTCAAGGAGGCCACGGCGATGATGGCCACCTACGGCGGCATGCTGGGCCTGGACCCATCCAGCCGATCGCGCGTGATGGGCAAGAAACCAGAGGATGGCGGCAACCCGTTCGCCAAGCTGATCAATGGCTAAGTACCCGGCAGTAGAGGAGGCGAAGAAGTTCGCCAAGGCCGTGGTCGCCGGCAAGATACCAGCCTGCCGGTATGTTGTCCTGGCGTGCCAGCGGCACCTTGATGATCTGGAGCGGGCCAAAGACAAGCGCTACCCCTACAAGTTCGACGCCCAGGAGGCAGAGCGCAAGATTGCGTTCATCGAGCTGCTGCCACACACCAAGGGTGAGTGGGCATTCAAACGCCAACTCGTCACCCTGGAGCCCTGGCAGAAGTTTGGCATTGCGTGCACCTTTGGCTGGAAGCGTAAGCGCGACGGAATGCGCCGGTTCCGAGAGAGTTACTGGGAGGTCAACCGCAAGAACGGAAAGTCGGTAATTGCGGCCGGCGTCGGCTTGGTCATGTTCGCGGCGGACGGGGAGTTCGGCGCCGAGGTCTACCCGGGCGCGACAACCGAGAAGCAGGCCTGGGAAGTGTTCCGGCCTGCGCGGCTGATGGTCAAGCGCACCCCTATGCTGGTGGAGGCCGCAGGCATCGAGGTGAATGCGTCGAACCTGAACAAGCCTGCTGACGGCAGCCGCCTGGAGCCCATCATTGGCAACCCTGGCGACGGCGCCAGTCCGTCGTGCGCCATCGTGGACGAGTACCACGAGCACGACTCGGACGCCCTTTACACCACCATGCTGACTGGCATGGGCGCGCGCAAGCAGCCGCTGATGTTCATCATCACCACAGCGGGCTACAACATCGAGGGCCCGTGCTACGACAAGCGCCGCGAGGTCGTGGAGATGCTCGAAGGCACGGTCGACAACGACGAGCTGTTCGGCTGGATCTGGACGATCGACGAGGGAGACGACTGGAAAGATCCTGCTGTCCTGGCCAAGGCCAACCCGAATATGGGGGTCTCGGTCTACCAGGAGTACCTGGAGAGCCAGCAGCGGCGGGCGATCCAGCAGGCGCGCTTCACCAACACCTTCAAGACCAAGCATCTTGGTCTGTGGGTGACGGCGAAGACCGGCTTCTACAACCTGGCGCAGTGGGAGGCCCTGAAGGACACCAGCCTGACGCTGGAGAAGTTCGAGGGCCAGGCCTGCGTCCTGTCGTTCGACTTGGCCCGCAAGCTGGACATGAACAGCATGGCGCGCCTGTTCTGGCGCGACATAGACGGAAAGCGCCACTACTACTCGATCGCGCCCAGGTTCTGGGTGCCCGAGGACACCGTGACGAACATGGACAACCGGCGGATGGCCGAGCGGTACCAGAAATGGGTGAATGCAGGCCTGCTGCTGCAGACCGATGGAGCGGAGATCGACTACCGCGAGATCCTGGAGGAAGCCAAGGCCGCTAACAGGCTCAACCCGGTGCAGTGTTCGCCCATGGACCCGCACGGGGCCACCAACCTGGGGCACCAGCTGGATGACGAGGGGTTGACGCCCATCACCATCACCCAGAACTACACCAACATGTCGGACCCCATGAAGGAGATCGAGGCAGCCATTGCCTCGGGGCGCTTCCACCATGACGGCAATCCGATCATGACTTGGTGCATGACCAATGTGATTGGCAAGCACCTGCCGGGCAACGATGACGTGGTGCGCCCGATCAAGCAAGGCAATGACAACAAGATTGACGGCGCCGTGGCGCTGATCATGGGTGTCGGCCGGCTGCTTGTCTCAACCGAAGACGGTGATGGCGACTTCATGGACGCCATCCGCAACCCAATGAGTGTGTGACCCATGGATCAGACGACGATTGTTTTTCTTGTGCTGTCGGTCCTTGGGATCGGCTTGTTCATTGCTGGCGTGGCTGTGCTGCTGGGCTTGGGGTGGGCGCTGCTCGCCAGCGCGGGCTCCTGCGGCCTGGCCGCAGGCTTCATCCGAAAGGGCGTGAAGCATGGGTAAGCTGTCCGCAACACTGGTGCGCGCCGTGGCGCGGCCCAGCGCTGTGCAGGCGGCGGTGAATGACTGGGCTGGGAAGGCGATTCGCCTAACCGACTCCGGTTTCTGGTCTGACTTTCTAGGTGGCAACAGTTCCGGGAAGATCGTGAGCACAAACGCTGCCATGCAGCTCTCGGTTGTGTGGGCCTGTGTGCGCCTGATCTCCCAGACCATTGCCACGCTGCCTCTGACGCTCTACCGCCAGGATGGGCGCAAGCCTGTGCCGGCGGTGGGCGCGCCGCTCTACGAGATCCTGAAGCACAGCCCGAACGCGGACACCACGTCGGTGCAATTTTGGGAAGCGGTGGTGGCGTCGATCCTGCTGCGTGGCAATGCCTATGTGCGTAAGCGCTATGTCGCCGAGCGCATTGCAGCGCTGTATGTTCTGTCGCCTGACCGCATGACTGTGCAGCAACAGAGCGATGGCAGCCTGAAGTACACCTATACCCCGCGCAACGGGAAGGCTGAGGAGATCGGCAGGCGCGAGATGATGCACATCGCTGGATTCTCCCTGGATGGGCAGATGGGCCTATCGGCGATCCAGTACGGGGCAAATACCTTTGGCCAGGCCATGTCGGCTAACGATGCTGCGAACAGCATGTTCCAGAACGGCCTACACAAGACCGTGGCCTTTAAGGTCGACCGTGTGCTGAAGCCGGAGCAGCGCGAGGAGTTCCGCGAGTACGTCAAGACACTGTCTGGTGCAATGAACGCCGGGCGTTCTCCCGTGCTGGAGCAGGGTGTCTCGGCGGAAACCATCGGCCTGGACCCAACCGATGCGCAGTTGCTGGAGTCCCGCTCCTATAGCGTCGAGGAGGTCTGTCGCTTTTTCGGGGTGCCGCCAATCTTGATTGGCCACGGGGATAAGCAGTCCTCCTGGCCGACAAGCACGGAGGCCCAGAAGGACCTGTTCCTCACGCTGGCGCTGCGGCCAATCCTGAAGCGGATTGAGGAAGCGATCTACAAGCACCTGCTTGAGCCGCCCGAGAGGGGGTTTTTTTACGCCCGCTTCAATCTGGAAGGACTGCTGCGGGCCGATAGCGCCGGGCGTGCGAGCTACTACTCGACGCTGGCGCAGAACGGCGTGATGACGCGCAACGAGATCCGGGCCCTGGAGGACATGGCGCCCATGGATGGCGGCGATGAGCTGACCGTGCAAACCAACCTGACAACGCTCCAGAACCTTGGCAAGGACGGAGGGAGAGAAAAATGAGCCTCAAACAATTGCCCGAGCTGCCACAGATGCGTGGGCATGCCGGCATAGAGTTCGACCTGTCGCCGCAAGCACTGTCGAAATGGAACCCGGCCCTGGCCATGGAGGAGGAAGAGGGCGACAACGTCATCAACATCCTCGACCCCATCGGCTACGACGCCTGGACTGGCGAGGGCACATCGGCCCGGCGCATCGAGGCCGCGCTGCGGTCCATCGGCCGCGACCGCGATGTGATCGTCAACATCAACTCCCCGGGCGGCTCGATGTTCGAGGGCAACGCCATCTACAGCCTGCTGCGCATGCACCGGGGCAAGGTGACAGTTCGCATTCTGGGTATTGCGGCCTCGGCCGCTTCCATCATAGCCATGGCTGGCGACGAGATCCAGATCTCGCGCGCCGGTTGGCTGATGGTGCACAACGGCTGGATCGTGGCTGTCGGCAATCGCCACGACCTGCGTGAGGCCGCTGACTGGCTGGAGCCGTTCGATGCTGCCTCTGCGGACCTGTATGCCGAGCGTACCCGCCTCAACAAGGCCGAGATCGCCGCGCTGCTGGATAAGGAGACTTGGATCGGTGGCGCCGCTGCGGTGGAGACCGGCTGGGCCGACGCCATCCTGGAGCCGTCCAAGATCCGTGAGGCCGAAGACCAGGGCGCGCAACACGCGGTGCGACAGATCGATGTGCTGATGGCCCGCCAGGGGATGCCCCGCAGTCAGCGGCGCCATCTTCTCCAACAAATCAAGGCCAGCAAGCCAGACGCTGCTGGCGCCGATATGCACGACGCTATCGGAAAGGGCAAGCCAGACGCTGCCCAGCCGGCGCCGCTCATGGTGGCGCCACCTGTGTCGCTGTCGGGCCTCCTGAAGGTCTGACGGGGCAACCCCTCCGAAAGCCTGCCGCCCACCGAGGCGGCTTTTTTATGCCCACCAGGGCGGAAAGAGCATCCCAATGCCCAATAACGTGAATGTCGAACAGGCCTACCAGCAAGTCCAGGCCGACTTGAAGCAGACTGGCGACCAACTGAAGCAGTACGCCGAGAAGACCGAGCGCGAGATCAAGAGCCTGGGCGAGTCCAGTGCCGAAACCAAGCAGGCCGTCGATGCGCTGCTGCCGCAGTTCAATGCGCTGAATGCGCACATGCAGGAGCTGCAGCAGGCCATTGCCCGCCCCGAAGGTGGCAGCCAGGACGCCCAGCAGACGGCTGGCAACCTGGTGGTGAGCAGCTCCCAGATGGAAGGGGTGAACAGCTCCTTCCGTGGCTCGCGTCGCATCGAAGTGCCGCGCCAGGCCATCACCACGGCCTCGGCCGGCGGCCTGGTGGTGTCCGATCGCCAGTACGGCATCGTCGCCGCCCCCGAGCGCCGCCTGACCATTCGTGACCTGATCGCTCCCGGTCAGACCGCAAGCAACAACGTCGAGTACGTGCGCGAGTCCGGTTTCACCAATGCGGCTGCACCTGTCGCTGAAGGTGCGGCCAAGCCGTATTCGGATGTCACGTTCGAGCTGGAAAACGCGCCAGTGCGCGTGCTGGCGCATCTGTTCAAGGCCTCGCGCCAGATCCTGGATGATGCTCCGGCACTGCGCAGCTACATCGACGCCCGCGCCGAGTACGGCATCAAGCTCGCCGAAGAAGGTCAGCTGCTGTACGGCAATGGCACTGGCGCCAACCTGAATGGCCTGATCCCTCAGGCATCGGCCTACAGCCCGCCTGCGGGCATCGCCGTCACTGGCGAGCAACGCATCGACCGCATTCGCCTGGCCATCCTGCAGGCGATCCTGGCCGAGTTCCCTGCCTCCGGTGTGGTGTTGCACCCGACAGACTGGGCTGCGATCGAGCTGACCAAGGACAGCCAGGGCCGCTATCTGATCGGCCGCCCGCAGGATGGCACCCCGCCGCGCCTGTGGAACCTGCCCGTGGTCGAAACCACGGCCATCGCGCAGAACACCTTCCTGACCGGCGCGTTCTCGCTGGGAGCTCAGATCTTTGACCGCATGGCTGTCGAGATCCTGATCTCCACCGAGAACGACAAGGACTTCGAGAACAACATGGTCACCATCCGCGCTGAAGAGCGTCTGGCGCTGGCTGTGTACCGCCCCGAGGCCTTCGTCACCGGTCAGCTGGTGGCCAGCGGCGGCTAAGCGAGGAGAGGGCGGGCAACCGTCCTCTATTTCAAATGGCAAAAGTCAAAGCACTGAAGTCTTTCGAGTTCGACGGGGAGATCAAGAACCCCTGGGACTCGGAGGCATTCGATATCCCGGAAAGCCGGGTGACGCAATTCCTGGCGCTGGGGCTTGTAGCCATGGCGGGAGGCGCAGAGGCGCCGGCGGAACCGGCAGACCAGCAGGCGACCGCTGCGCCGGATGGCGCTGCCGCCGGAGCGGATGCCCCGCGCCGTGGCCGTAAGCCTGGCCCCAAACCGGAGTGAGGCCGTATGCCCATCGTGACGCTGGAGCAAGCGCGTCTACACCTGCGCGTGGATGGCGAAGATGAGGACTCTCTCATTGCGTTGTTCATCACCACTGCCGGCGAGCAGGTGCAGGAATACCTGAACCGCCAGGTGTTCGCTGATCTGGTGGAGCTGAACCAGGCTGTGGCTGCTGGCACCGGCGGGGATCGGCCGATGTTGGCCAACGCCAGCACCCAGGCTGCAGCGCTGCTGATTATCGGCCGGCTCTACGCATGCCGAGAAGATGATGCCAAGGGCGGTGGCAACGAGTTCCCGCAAGCCTCGCGCCGCCTTCTCGACCCTTACCGGATTGGCCAGGGTGTATGAGCTGCACCGGATGTGAAGCCAGGCGCGCCTGGATCAAAAAGATGAGGGAGTTGGCATATGAGCGTGCCCGAGAACTCTTTGAGCGACCAAGAGCGGCTGATACACGCCCTGCTGGCGCAGGCGGAGAGCAACAACCGCCTAGCGAACGCAGTGGCCCAGTTGGCGGCGGCGATCGCTGATGAAGGTGCTGGCGACGAGGTAGATGGTCTGGGTGGTACTTATCTGGACGGGACTCCGAAATGATCGATGCCGGCAAACTCCGCCACCGCGTCAGCTTGCAGGAGCAGCAGACTACGCGCAACCCGGATACGGGTGACGTGGTCAAGAAGTGGGTTGAGCTCGGGAAGCTTTGGGCTTCCATCGAGCCACTGAGCGCCCGCGAATTCATTGCCGCCGCCGTGGAGCAATCCAAAATTGTGGCCAGGATCGTGACGCGCCATAACCCACGGGTCACGGCCCGTATGCGCTTTGTGCACCGTGGGAAGGCCTACAACATCGAGGGCGTGCTTCCCGATCGCGATAGCGGCCTGGAGTACCAGACCCACCCGGTAAGCGAGGGCGTGAACGATGGCTGACGTCGAATTCAAGCTGAAAGGGGTCGATGAGGTGCGCAAGCGCTTGCTTGAGCTGCCCAAGGAGCTCCAGCTCAAGCCGGCGCGCTCGGCCCTCGGAAAAGCCGCCACGATTGTGCGGAAGCAAGCGCAGGCAAATGCACTGCGGATTGATGACCCGGACACAGGTCGCCGAATTGCCGACAACATCGCCCAGCGGTTTCGCGGGCGTTACTTCAGACGCACTGGCGATTTGATGATCTCTGTGGGTGTGGGCACTGATAAAGGCCGGATACCGAAAGGGAATCCGGACACCGGCGCCAAAGGAAACACACCCCACTGGCACCTTCTGGAACTGGGCACAGAAAATCAGCGGCCACAGCCGTTCCTGCGCCCGGCAGCAGAGGAGGCGGCGGCGCAGGTCATGGACACGTTCACCCTGAACATGAACAAGGCCATCGATCAGATCTCCAAGAAGCTGGCCAAAAAATGAATGCGCCAATCTATATCACTGCCAAGCGCTGGCAGGCTGTGCTGGCGCTGCTGGGCGACCCAGAGCCACGGTTGTATCCATGGGGCCAGAACGACGACGATCCGAAGGTCTACCCCTACGCCACCTTTCAAGTGGTCAGTGGTTCGCCGGAGAACTATCTGAGCGGCCGGCCCGATGCTGACAGTGTTGGGCTGCAGGTCGACGTTTGGGCAGAGACGGCGGACAGCGCGCGCAACGTTGCAGAGGCGCTGCGCGACGCCATTGAGTTGGATTGCTACATCACATCCTGGCGTGGCCAGGGCCGTGATGCAGAGACCAAAAGCTTCCGGGTCAGCTTTGACTGTGACTGGATCGTCCAGCGCAACAAATAGAGCTGCACAGCAGCCATGCCAAAAACCGCCTCCGGGCGGTTTTTCTATTTCTCTCTCATGAAAGAGCAAGACATGAATCAATTTGACCCCATGGTCATTGTTGTGGCCGGGGAACCCCTGGCGTCAACAGAGATCATCGCCTTAGGCATGAAAGCGCAGCACGCGAGCACGATCAAGCTTGTGCGCAAACATGCGGATGTGCTGGCGCAGTTTGGAGAAGTCAGATTTGAAATCCGACTTAACCGGCAAGGAAGCCGCACTGAAATTGCTCTGCTGAATGAGCAGCAGGCGGCCCTTCTGATTTCCATGATGCGGAATACGCCGGCAGTGGTGTCATTCAAGGCCAACCTCATCCGCGAGTTCTATCGGATGCGGGATGCGCTGCATCAACGGAGTCAGAACTTGTGGCAGCAGCTACAGGCTGCCATTGCGCAGGAAGTCGAATCTAAGGTTCGCGCCTCGTTCGGCTCTCACCTGATGCTGGAGCGCAAGAAGGAGAAGCCTCATCTTCAGGGGCGCATTGGGCTGCTTGAAGCTGAGATACAGCCAATGCTGCCCCTTCACTAATTACCACACTGCTCTTTCGTGGTTGCCCGCCTTGCGCGGGCTTTTTTATTCCCCAAGCTGAAAGCAATCCATGACTGACCAAGAGATCGAGCACGAAATCCAGGCCAAAGGCAAGACCGCGGGCCGCGTCACCCCGACGGACCTGACTGCCAACATCGTGCACACGGAGATCGTGAAGCACGTATCGCCCAGTGGCCAGGTGCTGCGCTGGGCCGTGCTGACGACGCGCAACGGCTTCGCCGTCGCGGGCCGCCCTTCGGCTAGCGTGTCGAGCGAAAACGATGATGCGGAGATCGGTGAGAAGGTTGCCATCGACAACGCGAAACAGGAACTGTGGCCTCTGATGGGCTACGAGCTGCGCAGCATTCTGGCCACCGGCTGAGTCCGGACTGAATCCCCGTAAATCACCGCCCCTGAGGCGGCTTTTTCATTTCTGAAAGGACTCCCATGTCTGTGTTGACCCAGGGAACCGAGATCTTCGCGATGGTCCCGACCGTGGCAGATCCCACCATTTTTGAGATTCTGCGGGTGGCGTGCCCCACATCCTTCAGCCCGGGCGATGAAAGTTCGGACGACATCGATGACACCTGCCTGGATGAAACCGACACCCGCAGCAACATTCCGGGCTTGATCACGCCGGGCGAGGCCAGCCTTGAGATCAACACTGATCCAAGCACGGCGAGCCACGTTCGTCTGTTCCAGCTGAAGAAGGACCGCGAGAAGCTGACTTGGTTCATTGGCTGGTCCGACGGCAAAAGCCAACCAACGATCGATGCTGATGAAGATCTGGGATTCTCGCTGCCAAGCGACCGGACCTGGCTGGTGTTCAAGGGGGCTATTGGCACCTTCCCCTTCGCCTTTGAGACCAATAGCGTGGTCAAGTCCGCCATGACCATCAAGCGCAGCGGCGCCCTTGAATGGGTGCGCAAGTCCACCACTCCCTGAGGGCCATCATGAACCTGTCTGAGTTGCAAGAGATGGGCGGATTCGTTGATTCCGCCCCGGTCAAGAAGGCCATCAAGTGGAAGGGCGCCGACGGCAAGGAGCGCAAGGGCGACGTGTTTGTGGTCCGCCAGCCATACGGCGCGGTCGAGTCTGCGCTGATGGGTGACGGCAAGGATCGCGTGCAGGGCGCGCAGCTGATCTCGCTGTGCATCCGGCTGGGCGTCGATGGCGGAGAGCAACTGACCTACGACCAGGCCTACGCTCTGAGCCCCGCTCTTGCCTGGGCATTTGTTGGCGCTATCAACGAGGTCAACAGCCCAAAGGCCTGACGCCCTCCGAGGAGGCCTTGCACGAGATGGTGCTGGCCGGAGTCGGAGGGCGAACGGTGGCCGAGCTTAGACGCAACATGAGCTGGGCAGAGTTCCAGGCCTGGATGCAGTACCGCGCCAAGAACGGCCCTCTGCATGCTCAGCCTCACATTGAGCACGCTGCGGCGCTGGTGGCTTACATGGTCAGTAGCACCGTGCCGCGCGGTAAGGGGCAGAAGGGGCCCGAGTTCTCCGACTTCCTGCCCAAGCGCACAGCAGTGGTCGAGGCCGCGAACGATGCGCCTGATGAGGCGCCGATTGATCTGGCCACTGCCATGGCGACGTGGCGGTGAGTTGCAGCACCAGCGTTTAGCGCCTCGTGCTGTCTGTGAGTTGATCAGCAAGCTGTACCAGCTTCTTCCCCGCGTACAGCGAAGCAAGAGCATGAAATGGCAGTCCGTCAGTCGCAAAGTTTGCAGCCGTTACTCCGCCAACTGCCCAGGCGCTGATGCGGAGAATAAGTACTTGGGCCGCATCTTTGTGGTAGACCCCAAGAAGTTCGAGACGAAGTTTGCGGGCCACTACGGCGACGATAAGAGAGAGTTCCAGCATGACATCTGCGACAGAGTTTGTATGCAAATGTATAGAAAACTCATAAATGGATATTTATGGTATTTATATAGGTGTTTACCCTATGATTTTCGTTGGTTGAGGAGCCACGCGGTGGGGACCGCCACACTGCCCTCGCCGATGGTTGCCGACGCCTGGCTGTAGATAAGGGCAGTGAAGACGAACACATCGCCGGGTGCGCGTTCGACACCAGGTGCTGCAAACATAGCGCGCGGCTTGAGCGCTTTCAGTAATTCAGAACCCGCTTAGGCGGGTTTGTTACGATCCCTGCCAAATATTGGTGGAGAGGGAATGCTGATACAGGCGAGTGCGGCCAAGCCGCCGCAACAGGGGGAGTCGTGGGAAGAGCGACAAGAGGGCGAAGACCGCGGGTTAATTTCCGCATGGCTCGCTGGTCGTAGCATGCGCGAGAGGGATCCTGCCGCTGCACAAGCGGCCTTGCGCGGTGAGCTCCCGGTTCTGCCATTTAAAGGCGGGGTGGAGAAGCCCATCAAGGGAAGCAAGATCGGCTCGCTTCACTATATTGCTATGTGGCAAGGTCTGCGGGGAGATGATCTCAATGTGACGTTAGGCTCCAGGCCTGTAATGCGGTGCATCAGGACTGGAGTGCAGGTCTACTTCACGGACGACGTGAAAGAGCTTGGGAAGGCTGCGGCATCGACCTAGAGGCCATGTTGCTTGAGTAAGGCGTCAAAAGCGGATTCGCCCAGTATGCGGATTGCCTGCCCCTTGGCGATCAGCTCTTCTGCTTTTACTTGCTTCGTGCTTTTGCCCGAATTACCAACAAGTGAAAGGTCTTGTTCGCCGACAACCAGTAGCGTGGTCTTCTTGGTCACGCTGTTTGCCGGGGTGCAGCCTACAGAAGCGGCGCGCTCCGCAGCCTCCTTGCGAGACATTGAAATCTCGCCGGTGAAAACTATGACCTCGCCAAAGAGCGGACCGTTTTCGTTGACCGGTGCTTCCTTCACCGATGTTGAGAAACGGTTTCCACTGTTTGGTGTGCTAGCTGCTGCGCGATACCTTCTTTGATCAAGCCAGTCTTGAGCGGAAGTGTTGCTAGCCAGTTGGGCATGCACAAAGACGTCTCCTGCAGCTATTGCATCGCAGAGCGCATCGTGATGGTTGCCCAATTCAATGTCGAGCTGCTTGCAAATTTGAGCTAAGTTCCAACCATTGGCAGTGAACTCGGCAGGCCAAGCATTTCGGACGACCTGCTGTAGGTTGATCCATTGATTTGATAGTGGGTTGAGTCCGCATGCATTAGACGCTTGACCAATTGCCGAGCGGTCAAAAGCACCGTAACTGGCAAGGATGGAGCTACCGGCGAAGCCGCGAAGATCCTCAATTGTCGCCGCTAGGCTTGGGGCGTCGACAACGTCGCTGGCCCGTATTCCATGAATTCGAGTATTGAAGCTGCGGAATTCTTGACCTGGATTGACCAGCGTGGACCAGCGATCCACAGGCTTCCTGTTCTCGTAGATGACGGCGCCTATCTGGCAGATGGATGAAAGGCTGGCGTTCGCTGTCTCGACGTCAATGCTAACGAATCGTGTCATTTTGTATCCTCCGCAGGCGAGGATACATTACAGCCAGTTCGATCCGTTTGTTACTATCCCCCTTCATGTAGATGAAAGAGGGTTCATGGCTAAAGTAGTGGGTTATGCGATGCTGGCTGTAGCAGCCATATGTCTTTTCATTATTGCAATGCAAGTCTCATTGCTTCTTGGACTTTCTGATGAAGGACTGGAATTGTTGGGGCCAAAAATAAGAGGTCGAATAGTTTCGCTGTTCTTTGGTGGCGTCATCATACCGGCCGGATTTTCTGCGTTAATTCTGAAGAAGTAAATAATCTAAATTTGACTTCATTAATGCCCGCCTTGTGCGGGCTTTTTATTTTCCGGAGCGTATATGGCATCGCGATCACTGGGCACTTTAACTATAGACCTGATTGCCAAGGTCGGCGGCTTTGTCCAGGGAATGACTGAGGCGGAGCGCACTGCTGATAAGAAGACGCGTGAGATGGCAAAGAAGGCCAAGCAACGCGCGAGAGAGATTAACGATACGTGGGATGGTATCGGCAAGGCTCTCGGTGCAACGTTGGCTGGCATTAGCTTTGGCGCAGCATTTCAGAAGGTGATTTCGGAAACCCGTAACGCAGAACAAGAACAGTCATTACTGGCTGCTGCGCTAAAAGCAACGGGCAACCAGGCCGGTTACTCACAAGAACGCCTGAATGAAATGGCGTCGGCGATAGAAGCTGTCACGACAAAATCGGCAGGCGAGCTCAATCAGGCGCAGACAGTGTTGCTGGGGTTCGGCAACATTGTTGGAGAGCAACTTCCCAAGGCCCTAATGGCGGCGGCCGACTACTCCACGCGCACTGGCGCTGACATGAAGTCGGCGGCGGAAGTGATGGGCCGCGCACTCGACATCCCAAGCGCCGGCATGGCGTCGCTGGTGAAGCAAGGGTTCAAGTTCTCTGAGTCTCAGATTGAGGCTGCCAAGAAGCTGGAACAGACAGGCCGGATTGCAGAGGCGCAGCAGATCGTTTTTGATGCGCTGAATGAGACATATGGCGGCGCTGCGATCGCGGCAAGAGAGACTTTTGGCGGCGCAATTGATGCTCTGCGGAACACAATAAACGGCTTGCTTACTGGAGACACTGGGAGCCTTAAGCAAGCTCGGGCGTCGATTGAAGATCTGAACGCCACATTGTCAAATGAGGAAACAAGGCAGGCATTCCAAACCTATGTTGGGTGGATGACAGATCTGACTAATAAAGTTGTCTCGACTGCCGCTGTAATGGCGAACTCAGGATTTTTCGGGTGGTTCTCAGTAAGCAATAAGGAAGCTGAAGACCTGACTACTACTTATAACGAAGTTTCCTCGAAGCTACTTAAGCTGAAAAAAGATCGTGAGGCGCTGAAGCCAGACGGTTCTGTCGCTAAGTGGTGGAACGAATTCGCACTAGGCGATGTTGGCGATTTAGACCGTCAAATAGCAATTCAGGAGAAGAAGCTTAAAGGCGTGCAGGCCCGATTGAATCTGGCGATCCCCCCAGTTCCGATGCAACTCGGCCCTGCTATCACGCCGGACATGACGCCTAGAAGCCCAGGCGCAGTCAATCTCAAAGATCTCGAAGGTGCACGGCAGGCCGCCGCGTTGGCAAAGCAGCAAGAAGCCCAGGCGAAGAGCTACCTCAAGCAGTTGACAGAGCAGTTGGACAAGTCCCAGCAGCTGACGGCTTATGAAAAGCTCATGGCCGATATCAAGCGGGGCACAGTAGTGCTGTCCGATGAAGCAAAGGAGGGACAGCTTAGTCAGCTGGAAACCGCCATCTCGCTTGTGACGCGGCTTGATATGGCCAAGGACAGAGAGAAGGATCGGGCTGAAAACATATCTCGTCAGAACATGCTGTACGAGATGCAGGAGCGTTTGTTATCTCGCCAACAGCAGTATGACCTTGAGCTTTCCTCGTACGGCATGGGCAACCAGGCTGCCGCAGATCTTCGAGAGCGCATCCAGCTACTGCAGCAGCATCAGGCGGAGTTGCGAAAGCTGGAATCTGAATTCCGCATCGCTTTTGACAATGCAGCTCCGGGCGTGGATACAGCAGCCCTTCAGAAGCGGCATGAAGAGCGTTTGCAATTGACCCGAGAAGCAAACCAGCAGGAGCTGGCGATATTTGATGGGCAGATAAAAGCTAAGCGCGAAATGGAGCTGGATTGGGTCAAAGGTGCGCGTTCGGCATTCGCGACCTACGCGGAGAGTGCCAGTAACGCCTACCAGCAAACCAACCAGGTGGTGGGGAACATGCTGGGAGGTATGGAGGATGCCCTGGTGGATTTTGCTAAGAATGGCAAGACAAGCTTCAAGGACTTCGCCAACAGCGTGCTTGTCGACTTGGCTCGCATTCAAGCGCGAAAGGCAGTCGTTGGATTGTTCGGCGAAGCTGGAAGATTGGTCTCGGGCCTCGGTTCGTATTTCGGCTTCGCCGATGGCGGCTACACGGGGCCGGGTGGTCGCATGGAGCCGGCAGGCATCGTGCACCGCGGCGAGGTAGTTTGGAGTCAGCAGGATGTGGCGCGGGCCGGCGGTGTTGGTGTGGTCGAGTCCATGCGACGCGGCCTGAACGGCTACGCCAGCGGTGGTGCGGTCGGATTGCCAAATGTCGTGACCAGCGGGCAAATGGCATCGAGTTCTGGCGGCGTCACAGTCAACGTTCCAGTGTCAGTCACCTCGACCGGTGGCGGCGGGCAAGCCAGCGAAGGCGCGCTTGCTGCGATGGGGGCGTCGCTGTCTAAGGCGTTGACGCCTATGGTGCAGGAGATCATCTCCCGCGAACAGCGTCCGGGTGGGCGCCTCTGGAGTTGGGCGAATGGGAGAAGCTGATGCCTGAGATATTCACCTGGTGTCCGCGAGTTGACCCGCAGGGATCAGTGACCCATCGTGTGTTGTCTGCCAAGTTCGGAGATGGCTACGAGCAGGCGGCGGCCGACGGCATCAATACCGCGATGCAGTCCTGGCCGCTTTCATTCGTCGGCCGTGAGGCCGTGATACTGCCAATCAAGGCCTTTCTAGATCGGCATGGCAGCTGGCAGTCGTTCCTGTGGACTCCTCCTCTCGGTGAGGAAGGCAGCTATCGCACTGACAACGGCTACCAGTTGACGCCGCGAGGGGCTGGGGCTTACGAGCTTGCGGTGACGTTCAAGCAAGTCGCCAAACCGTAGACCTCCTGTTTCGCCACAACCAAGCCCGCCTAGTGCGGGCTTTTTCTCTGGAGCTAGGCATGAGTGCTACGCAGATAAAAGACGCTTGGGCGCTAGAAGCCATGGCTACGGCCGCCGGTCGACCAGTCGAGGAAATTAAGGCAGTAGTGGTGACGGAGGCAATGACGGAGGCTGCTGAAGCGTACTGGGAGATGCATGGCAAGCTCCGATCTGATGTCTGGAGTTGCCTCGACAAATCAGACTTCGAAGAGTTCTACCGTGTCATGCATGTTCGTCGTCCTCGGGTTCCTCGGGAAGCCGCAGAACCGACTTTCTTACCTTCGCCATGATGGAGTCGAACTGCAGGAGTTTGCCTTGGACCTCTTTTTCTGATTGGCCTGCGTCAATAACGAAGTCTCTAAGAAGAAAAGCTGCAGAAACGATGCCTGCAAGGTCGATGCCTATTTCTTTTAGCTGATTCAGTGTGAATGTTTTGTCTTGGCCTGATGGATGGAAGCCGTAAGTGAAGTTTGAAACTATTGCAGATTCAGGCGTTTCTGGGTCGCACATACCCCAATGCCAGTGAGCAATAGTGTTTCGTAGGTGGGAAAGTGTTTTAAAGCTTTCGCCGATGGAGTTGATCCTGTCGACGACGGTTGGAGAAAGTAGGGTGTTGCCTTTCAACAGCGACTCAATGGCTTTGCGAATCGCGTCACCTTTTGGGTTAAATGTCTTCAGCACTGTGTTTGCAGTTTTCTGGTCCCATCCTGCTATCGCAACAAGCAGACCGCGTAGGGCAGTTTCGCAGTAGGCATGATTGATGACGATCTGGCCTATCTCTTTTTTCATGGCGTCCGACGGACCTATTTCATAGCTGTATTTTTCTTCTGTAGTCATGTTTCTCCTTTGAAGGTTTTCACTTCATTAGAGAGGCATAGTCTCCTCACTAAAGCCCGCAACAGCGGGCTTTTTCTTTGCCCACTCGCATGATCACAGCAGACATTCAAGGCCTGGAGCCAGGCGCTCTGGTGCAGCTATTCGAGCTGGACGCCACGGAAATCGGCGGCGATCACCTGCGCTTTCATGGATACCCACAGGCCGGCCCCATCTTCTGGCAGGGCAATCAGTTCGCTCCGTGGGCCATCGAGGCCGAAGGCTTCGCGCGCACGGGGACGGGGCAGCAGCCGGTGCCAACGCTGCGCGTCGGGAACATTGGCCAGGACGCCGAGGGCAAGCCTTTGCCCGGGGTGATCAGCGCGTTGTGCTTTGCACTGGACGACCTGGTGGGCGCCCGGGTGATCCGCCGGCGCACTCTGTCCAAGTACCTGGACGCTGCCAACTTCCCAGACGGCAACCCATCAGCCGACCCTGAAGAAGAGATATCGCCCGAGATCTGGCTGGTGGAGGCCAAGATCCACGAAGACAAGGAATCCGTCGAGTTCGAGCTGCGCAGTGCACTGGATTTCGATGGTGAGCAACTGCCGGCGCGCCAGATCCAGGCCAACACCTGCGGCTGGCTGTCCACCGGCGGTTACCGTGGCGCGTACTGCGGCTACACCGGCGCGGCCATGTTCGACAGGGACGGTAACCCAGTGACGGATCCAACGCTCGACCGTTGTGGTGGCCGCATCAGCGACTGCAAGAAGCGGTTTGGCGAGTACGAAATCATCAACTTCGGCGGCTTCCCTGCTGCCGACTCTTTGCGGGGCTACTGATGCTGCACAAGAAGACACTGGCGGCCATCGAGGCCCACGCGCTGGCCGAGTTGCCGCGCGAGTGCTGCGGCCTGATAGTGACCGCCGGCCGGCGCGAGGTCTACCGGCCCTGCCGCAACCTGGCCCAGGGACTGGAGCAGTTCCGCATGTCGGCCGAGGACTGGGCCGATGCAGAGGACGCCGGGCGCGTCCTTGCGGTGGTGCACAGCCACCCCGACCACACCGCCGAGCCCAGTGAAGCCGACCGGGCGGCGTGCGAGGCCACGGGGCTGCCCTGGGTGATCGTGAGCGTGCGGGAGGGTGCTATTGCCGACGTGCACCAGTTCGCGCCCTCGGGCTGGACTGCGCCGCTGCTGGGGCGGCAATTTTTCCATGGGGTGCTGGACTGCTACACGCTGATCCGCGACTGGTATAGCCGAGAAGCCAGCATCAAGCTACCGGACTTCGAGCGCGCTGATGACTGGTGGAACAACGGCGAGGACCTGTACATGCAGGGCTTTGCCAAAGCGGGGTTTGAACGCATCCCGGATGGAGCGCCGCTGCAGCCTGGCGATGTGGTGCTGATGTCCGTGCGGTCACCTGTGGCCAACCATGCCGGCATCTACCTGGGGGGGCGGCCGCTGGCCGAGGCGCCGGGTCTGCATCCCGTGCCCCAGGCCATGTTGCACCACCTGTACGGGCGCTTGTCCGAGCGCGTGGTGTACGGCGGACATTGGCAAGAGATCACCCGGGCGGTGGTCAGACACAAGGATTTCAAGGCATGAGCGACGAGTTGCGCACGATTCGCCTGTATGGCTACCTGGGCGCGCGGTTCGGCCGTGTGCACCGCCTGGCTGTTGCATCCACCGCTGAGGCGGTGCAGGCGCTGTGCGTGGTGCTGCCTGGTTTTGAGCGTGAGCTGATGACCAGCAAAGACCGCGGCGTCGGCTATGCATGCTTCCTGGGTAGGCACAACCTGGCGGAAGACCGGCTGAATGATCCGGCCGGCGGTGAAGACATCCGCATTGCGCCCATTGTCCAGGGCAGCAAGCGCGGCGGCCTGTTCACCCTGGTGCTGGGGGCGGCGCTGTTCTTCGTGGCGCCGTACTTGGTCAACCCAGCGACGGCGACCCTGTTGGGCGAAGGCGGGGCTATCGCTTTCGGTGCGGGCGTGGCCTCTGCCGGAAAGCTGCTGATGCTGTCCGGGGTGATCCAAGCGATCAGCCCCCAGCAAAAGGGCGTGTCTACGCAGGACGGCCCAGACAACGGGGCTTCCTACAACTTCAATGGCCCAGTCAACACGACGGCCCAGGGCAACCCGGTGCCGGTGATTTACGGCGAATTGTTCATCGGTTCTGCGACTGTGAGCGCAGGCATTCACTCAGAAGACCAGCAATGACGCAGACGACGCAAAAGCGCCCGCGCAAGGCCCGGGTGCGGGATACGCACGCCCATTCGCTGCGTGGCTTCCCGCATGGAACGCGTGTTGTCGCGGGTGGGTGGAGCCTGCGCGGCTACAAGGGCAAGGGCGGCGGCGGTGGCCGCACGCCGGTGGAGGCCGCCGACAGCCTGCATAGCACCAGCTACGCCCGGGTGCTGGACCTGCTGGGCGAGGGGGAGATTCAAGGCCTGATCAATGGGCTGCAGTCCGTCTACCTGGATGGCACGCCGCTGCAGAACGCTGATGGCACGATGAACTTCACCGGTGTCAGCGTGGACTTTCGCGCGGGCACGCAGCTACAGGACTACATCCCTGGCTTCCCGGCGGCAGAGCAAACCTCGGGAGTGGGCACCGAACTGAAGTTCGGCACGCCGTGGGTGCGTGCGGTGAGCAACCGCAGCCTGTCGGCCGTGCGGGTGATGCTGGGTGTGAATGGCCTGTCGAAGGCGGACACCAGCAATGGCGATATCGGCGGCCACTCAGTGGCCTATGCCATCGACCTGCAAACCGATGGCGGCGCCTGGGTGGAGGTGGTGAATACCTCGTTCACCGGCAAGACCACGCAGCAATACCGCCGTACCCACCGCATCGACTTGCCCGTGGCCATGTCTGGATGGGTGGTGCGCGTGCGCCGGCTGACGCCCAATGCGAACAGCAACACGATTGCCGACACCACGGTGATCGACAGCATCACGGACGTGGTCGACGCCAAGCTGCGGTATCCGATGTCGGCCCTGGTGGGCCTGCAGATCGATGCGTCGCAGTTCCAGTCCATCCCGACGCGGGCCTATCACGTGCGCGGCCGCATCATCCGAGTGCCCAGCAATTACGACCCAGAAACGCGCATCTACACGGGGATCTGGGACGGCACTTTCAAGAGCGCATGGACGAACAACCCGGCCTGGGTGTTCTTCGACCTGGTCACGAATGACCGCTATGGGCTGGGCCGGCAGATCCCGGCCAGCACAATCAACAAGTGGGCGCTGTACCAAATCGGCACCTATTGCGATGAACGGGTGCCGGACGGGCGCGGCGGGCAGGAGCCGCGTTTTACCTGCAACGCCTACCTGCAGCAGCGTGGCGACGCAACGCGGGTGCTGCAGGACCTGTGCAGCATTTTCCGGGGCATGGTGTATTGGGGTGCTGGCGCAGCCGTGCCCGTTGCGGACATGCCGCGCGACCCGGCCTATACCTACACCCAGGCCAACGTCATCGATGGGCGCTTTGTCTACACCGGCAGCCGTCGCAAGGACCGCGCGACGGTAGCGCTGGTTTCGTATAGCGACATGACCGACATGGGCCGCCAGAAGGTGGTCTATGTGCAGGACGACGAGTCTGTCGCGCGCTACGGCATCCGCAAGACGGAGATCTCCGCATTCGGCTGCACCAGCGAGGGCCAGGCCTACCGGGTGGGCCAGTGGGCCTTGCTGACTGCGAAGCGTGAGACGCGGACGGTGTCGTTCTCTGTGGGCTTGGATGGGACGCTGTGCGCTCCTGGCCAAGTCATTCGCGTCGCGGACAACCTGCTTGCCGGCCGCCGCATCGGCGGTCGCATCAAGAGCGCCACCAGCAGCACCATCCAGATCGATGCGGAACTTGGCATCCAGTTTGGCGACGAGCTGACCGTCATCTTGCCGTCGGGCGTGGCCGAGACGCGCAAAGTGTCGAGGGCGATGGGCGAAGTGCTGACCGCCGACATGACCACGATCACCGTGGACAGCACAGAGCTGACGGCAGACATGATCTCCCTGCCTGGCACGACAGTGACCATTACCGTGGAAGCGCCGTTCTCGGCCGTGCCGCGCGCGGAATCGGTATGGGCACTAGAAGCACCGGGGCTCAAGACGCAGCTGTATTCGGTGGTCAGCGTGACCGAGGGCGAAGGCCTGACGTTTGACATCACCGCTGTGCAGCATGAGCCGGGCAAGTTCACTGCCATTGACCATGGCACACGTCTGGACCCGCGCCCGGTGACCGTCGTGCCACCGAAGGTGCAGCCGGCCCCGGCCGAGGTGACGATCGACAGCTTCAATGTGGTGCGCCAGGGCATCAGCTCGCAGACTGCTGTGATCAAGTGGGCAGCCGCCGACAGCGCGGTGCTGTACGACTGCGAATGGCGCCGCAACGACAGCGACTGGGTGCGCGCAGGCCGCACGGCCACCACATCGCTGGAGATTGACGGCGCATATGCCGGCTCTTACGTGGCCCGCGTGCGCGCGATCAACTCCATCGAGTCTTCCAGCGCCTGGACGCAGTCCGCGGTGACGCAGCTGGACGGGCTGTTGTCCGCGCCACCAGCGGTGACGAATCTGTCCACCTCAAGCCAGGTATTCGGCATCGGTCTTTCCTGGGGCTTCCCTGAAGGCGCGAACATCATTCAGCGCACTGAGCTCTGGTACTCGCAGACCGCAGACCGGAGCAGTGCAATCAAGCTGGGCGACTTCGCCTATCCGCAGAACACGCACAGCATGATCGGCCTGGCCGCCGGCGCGCGCTTCTTCTTCTGGGCCCGCCTGGTGGACAAGAACGGGCTTGCCGGGCCGTGGCACCCGACCGGTGCCGGCACGTCCGGGGCGGCCAGTTCCGATGCGAGCGCGATCCTTGACTACCTGAAGGACCAGATCACGGAGACGCAGCTGTCCCAGGCGCTGCTGGAGAAGATCGAGTCCGGCGACGGCTCCATGGTTGAAGTAGAGGCCCTGAAAACGGCCCTGGCCGCGATGTACACGATCAAGACCCAGCTGACTGTGGACGGCAAGCCGTACATGGCCGGCATCGGTGTCGGCGTGGAAAACGACCAGGGTGTCATCACCAGCCAGATCCTGCTGGCAGCCCAGCGCATTGCGGTGCTCAACGAGGCGAACGGATCCACAAGCGTTCCGTTCGTGATCCAGGACGGTGTCACCTACATCAACTCCGCATTCATCAAGACGGCCTCAATCGGCAGCGCGAAGCTGGCCGACTGGTTGGAGTCGGATGCAGTGGGGCCTGGTGGGGTGCCAGTGCTGCGCCTGAACTTCCGCACCGGAGAGATTCAGTTGAACGCGCCGGTTACCGGTGGCGGGCGGATGACGCTGAATAACAACTTGATCCAGGTGTTTGATGCGAACAACGTTCTTCGCGTGCGCATGGGGATTTGGTAATGCCTGCAGGACTGCAATGCTGGGATGAAAATGGCAATCCTGCGGTTGATATAAACGAGTATCAACTGCGGTTTGTCCAATCTGGATCAATACTCTTGCCGTCGCTGCAGGTAATGAACACTATTGCTATCTCTGGAGTTGGCCCCAGCACGCATACAGTGTTTAAAACAGGTGGGCCGCAATTTGGCCAAGCTGTACATATGTGTGTGGTGAATGGCGGCATTCGCATATATACATGGCTGCAGTTCGGCATATTTGGCGACTACACTTATTCATACGATTTGTACAGGTATGCATAATGTCTGGTTTTCAAGTATCTAACACTTCAGCGGCTATTGTTGTAGACTCAAATCTACCTTTTACGCGTAAGGTTACACAATATAGCCGTAGCGCTGGTAACGCAGGCATGTATTACAACATTGCAAATCCGTGGAATGGCGGATTTTTTGGAGACATGAATGTGCCAGCCGGTATCGCTGGAGAGAAATTGATATGGGCCAGGTTGACCGCCGGGTCTAGCATGTTCCCATCTGGGGGCGGGTTGACCGGCACAATAGATGTAGTGGAATGCACAAAGAATGCTGCCGCAGAATCTGGCTATCTGGATGTATTCAATGAAGCAGGGGCGCTTATGTGGTCTGCAAAAAGTGCAGGCAAGAGCCCACAAATTGCACAGATATTTACCTTTGGTGCAGGAACACCTATAGATGGGCAAGATTACTCAGTGCCATTTGCAACATCCCCTTTTTTGCTGCTGAACAACTTTATTGGAGAAATTTCAGACGATGGGGAAGGAAGCATAGGGTATTCTGGATTGGCAGTAAATTGGACAGGCTCTGCCTTACGTTTCAGATGGCTAAATAGCAATCAGACAAGTTTCAACGCATATGCAGCTCAGCGGGGTGGAATGCATATCCCTGCTGCAAAATTTACGGGCTTATGAAATACCTACTGCCACTTTTCCTATGTGGTTGCAGCGCCATGCAGCCCTATGAAATTTACGCTCTCAAGACGCCTGTAACGGTGGAGCAGTCGCCATCTAAATTGCAGGCATGGGAGTGGGGTAGCGCCACAAGAATAATTACAAGTGCTGAAACGCTACATTGCCGCGTAGTGTTGCGGAGGCACCCAATGTGCCTTTATCACGAATTACGCCATTGCATCGAAGGCGATTGGCACCAATCCACCGAACACAACATTGAGGATTGCTGAAATGCCCGTCCAGAAAATAAACATTGGCGCAGCGCCAAACGACAAAACGGGCGATAGCTTGCGCGATGCGTTTGCTTTGACGAATGCCGCCATCGATCAAGTCAACGCGAACACAGAGGCCATTGCGGGGAAGGTCGACAAGGCCGCCGGCATGGGGCTTTCGCAAAACAGTTTCACGAACGAGCAGCGCGACAAGCTAAGCGGCCTGGAGGGATCGCACTGGCGAGGGACTTTCCTCAGCGTTTCTGCTTTACAGACGGCCCTTCCCACGGCAAATGCTGGTGATTACGCAGACGTGGACACCGGGGTAGGGTCTGACGTGCAGCGCTACATCTGGGATGTGTCGGATGCGAAATGGGTGCAGCAAGGTGCGGCCACCACGATTACCGCCGCACAAGTCAAAGCCCTGTATGAGAGTAACCCCGACACCAATGCGTTTTCTGACGCATCGCAGTCGAGGTTGGCGGGGATTGAGCCTGGAGCCACAGCGAACCAGACCGATGAGTACTTGTGCAGTCGCGCAAACCACACGGGCACGCAGGCGATTACGACTGTTACCGGCCTGCAGGCTGCGCTGGACCAGCGCGTGCTGCAAACAGCCACCGCCGGCGCGGCATTGCTGCCCGAGGGTGGGGATGCCCAGCGGCCAGCAGCCGGCAGCATCCCGGCGGGATATCTGCTCATTCGCGGCAACACGCAGGATGCTGCGGATTACAAGCCCGAGTTCTGGGACCGAGTGGCGGCGGCGTGGAAAACGTTTGCTGGCCGCACCTGGGTGGGACAGCAGATCGATGCAGCGGTCGCGAGTGTGCAGACATGGGTCAATGGGCAGATTGGGTTCACGATCCTCTACCCCAATGGAGGCACGGCTGCAGCGCCTGGAAACGTGGCGGTCAATAGCCGCTACGTGATGGCCAACCCATTCCCTGGCAGTCATGTCCTGTGCATTGCTGAAGTTCAAGTCGCCGGGGTGTGGGGTGAAAGCGGTTGGGCGTATAGCTCATCTTCATCTGGTGGGTACGGTGTCAAAGCGAGTCAATCGAGCGCCGAAGGCATTGTGGTTCAGACTGGCGTTATAGCGACGGTGGCTACTGGTCGTGATTCAGGGGGCAGTTTCAGTTTCAATACTGGGGCAATCCAAACGCCTGTGCCGTGCCGCGTCAAAGTCTGGAAATTGAAGGGAGCCATGTGATGCAAGTTTTCGCAATGCCGGGCGAAAGCCTGCAGCAAGTAGGCGGCGACTGCCCCGAGGGCTGGGTGGTCATGCAAGAGCAGCGGCCGGACGTGGGTTTTGTTGCTCAGGCTGACGGTTCTTGGGCTGAGCCTCCGCAGCCGATCCCAGCTTCGTGCACGCGCCGCCAAGGCCTGCGGGCTCTGCTTGTCTTCGGCTTCAAGCGCGCGGACATCGAAGCCCAGATCGCCGCGATCGAAGACGAAACCGAGCGCGAGGAAGCACAGATCGATTACGAGGCCAACGAGTGGGAACGCAAGAACCCGCGGCTGCAGGAGATGTGGGCCGCCCTCGGCGGTGCTCCGGCACAGCTCGATGACCTCTACCGCCTCGCTGTGACGCTTTGAACGATAAGGAACCGTACAACCCGCCCTGGCGGGTTTTTTTTACGCCCGGGGAGGGGTGATGGACGACTTCGGAAACGAGCTGCCGGCGCTGACAGCCCTGCAGGTGAATGAGCGTTTTGACAAAGGGAGCGAGCGTATGGCTGCAATCGAGGGGGAGCTGGACAGGGCGCTGCAACAGCTGGGCAAAACTCGGCAGGAGCTGGGAGAACTGAAGCAGCAACTGGCTGACCTGCTGGAATTTTTCACTGCCATGAAAGGCGCCTTCAAGGTGCTGAACTGGTTGGGCAAGCTGGCCCGGCCCACGGCCGCAATCGTGGCCCTGGGCGTGGCCCTGGCTGCGGCTTGGAACGCTGCGCGCGGGGGGATCTACCCGAAATGAACTACAAGCAGAAATTGATCGCCGCCATCGGGGCGGCCGCGGCGGCTGCCGTGGTGCCGTTCGTGGCCACGCATGAGGGCACCGTGCACCGCACGTACCGCGACCCCATCGGCATCGTGACGGCGTGCACCGGGCACACCGGCCCGGAGCTGCGCATGGGGCAGACCTTCACGCGCGAGCAGTGCGAGGCCATGCTGTACCAGGACCTAGCCCAGCATGCGGACGCCCTGGGCTGCATCCGCCAGCCGCTGACCGATGGCCAGCGCGCCGCGTTCCTGTCGTTCGCCTTCAACGTAGGGGAGGGGGCTTTCTGCGGCTCCACCCTAGTGCGCAAGGCCAATGCCGGGGACATGGATGGGGCGTGTGCCGAGCTGAGCCGCTGGACCTATGCCGGCGGCAAGCAGCTCCCCGGCCTGGTGCGCCGCCGGGCGGCCGAGCGCCAGCTGTGCGAAGGGGGCATTGCATGACGGGCCGGGGCAAAACCATCCTGGCCGCCCTGGTGCTGGCCGGGGCCTTTGCTGCAGGCTGGGTGGTCCAGGGCTGGCGGTCGGATGCTACGTTGGCCCAGCTGCGCCAGGACCACGCGGGCGTGCTGGCCGATATCGCCACCAAAACCCGTGCTGCAGCGGATGCTGTGCGGGCCTATGAGCGCCTGGCCGGGCTGGCCCTGGCCGCAGCCGACAAGAAACACACCGAGGATTTGAACCATGCGAAAGCTGAAACACAGCGCCTGCGCGATTGCGTGCGCGCTGGCACTTGCGGGGTGCGCATCGTCACCCGCTATGTCGGTCAACCCGGTGGTGCTGGGGGCGCAGATGCCGGCGCCGGCGGCGTGGGCGATGACGCCATCACGCTCGATGCAGGCGTATCAGAGCGTGTTCTCGATCTTCAAGATGCAATCGCAGAAGACGCCGCAAAGCTCGGCTACCTCCAGCAGTACGCTGAGCAGTGCCAGCAGGCAGGATTGATGGGTCAGGATTGACCGCCGTTCCCGGGGAGGCGGTTAAAACGGAGCTGGTGAGGCTATGACCTCAACCGGTCCAATCCCGGTATAGACCACTTCTCCGGCGGGCCCCAGCACGCGAAACCAGTCGGTTTGTTCCTGCTGGACACTGTATGCCTGGGGAGGATGCGGCAGTGTGCGCTCTTCGGGAAAGCCTAGCCACGGCGGCATGCGTAGTAGGGTAGGGTATTGCATCAGGCCCTCGCAATCGGGATGTCGTCCAATGCGGTCGTGTAGCGGGGAGTCCGGCGCTCTTGCTTCATTCGCCATGCTGAATCTGTGCGCGTGGCTTGTCCCGTGCTGGCCACATGCACGGTCCCCTTGCCGAATCGGTTATTCACAGTGTCCATGGCTTCCATCAGCCGGCTTTGATCGCGGGCTGGTTCGGTGCCAAAAAGCTCCAGCTCATGCTGCTGCACATCGGCAGAGCACAGATCCAGCAGCATGACGCCGGCCTTTGCCAGTTTGTAGCCAGGCTCATAGAAGCGAGACAGGCCTGCGACGGCCGCGCCCACCAGTGCCTTGGTGTCGGATGTTGGGGGTTGCAGCTGGATGGTGGCCGTGCGGTAAAACCGTGGGCCAGGTCGAAATGGCGAGGTGTGCGCAAAGACCTGCAGGGCGCCTGCCCGTTGATTGCCGGCGCGCAGCTTTTCGCCGGCGCGCGAGGCAAATTCGCTCACAGCCTCGATCAGGGGTTGCAGCTCTGTGACGGCATGGCCAAAGCTGCGCGTGCACGCAATCTGCTGCTTCGGCGGTGGGGCCTGGTCCAGGCTGATGCAGCTCACGCCCTGCAGCTCGCGGACTGTGCGCTCAAGCACGACGCTCCAGCCGTCCCGCGCTTTGGCGGCGGGCATCATGGCTACGTCCAGGGCTGTCGCAATGCCGTGCTCAGCCAGCTTGGCTGCGATGCGGCGGCCAATGCCCCACACTTCACCGGCCGCAGTACGGCGCAGCAGGTCCAGCTGGGCGTCCTTTGGCAGCTCGGCCCAGTTGCAGACCCGGGCAAGCTCGGCAGGGTAGCTGCCTGGCTTGCGTTCTGCGTCCTTGGCAGCGTGGTTGCACAGCTTGGCCAGCGTCTTGGTGGGTGCCAGTCCCACGCATGTGGGGATGCCGGTCCAGCGCAAGATGCGTGAGCGAATGGCCCAGGCTCGGCGAGTAAGGTCACGCACGCCGTCCAGATCGCCGATGAAGCTTTCGTCGATTGAGTAGATTTCCTGCTGTGGGCCCAGGCCGGCGGCAAGCGACATCATGCGGTCGCTCATGTCGCCGTACAGCTCGAAATTCGCGCTCAAGCAGACCAGCCCAGCAGTGCGCTCAAGGTCGCGTATCTCGAAATACGGCTGGCCCATCTTCACACCCAGCCGCTTGGCTTCATCGCTCCGGGCGATTGCGCAGCCGTCGTTGTTGCTCAGGACGACAACGGGCAGCCCCTGCAGCGATGGGCGAAACACCCGTTCGCAGGACACGTAGAAGTTGTTGCCGTCGATGAGCGCGAACATACATGCTCATTCAAAGCATTTGATACAGGACTTGACCACGCCCCAGATTTCCAGCGTTTGATCGGCCTTGGGCACGATGTCTGGGTATGTGGGGTTGCCGGCCTTCAAGCGGAAGGTGCCATTGACCTGGTGCAGGGCCTTGAGCGTGAATTCGCCATCGATGACGGCCACGACGATGTGCTTGTGGCGGGCTGGGATTGCGCGGTCCACAAGGATCAAGTCGCCATCATCGATGCCGTACTCGCGCATAGAAGGTCCAGCCACTCGTAGCAGGAATGTCGCTTGCGGGTGCTTGATGAGCAGGGCGGATATGTCCAGGCGCTTGCCGCTGAAGTCCTCTGCAGGACTCGGGAATCCGGCGCGCACGCTGCAATCAGCCAGTGGGATAAGCATGGCTGATGCGGTGGCAGGCACGGGGATTCCGGTGGGCAAACAGTTGCTGTACATGCATACAGTGTACAGCCGCCGCCAAATCCGTACTATGACGCCATGTGTAACGTCTACCGCCCGCCTGGTCCTGCTGACGTAGCGCTCCACTTTGCCGTGGACACGCGGGATAGGACGTGGCCACCGACAGTGCGTCCGCGTATGCCTGGGCCTTTCATTCGGGGGGCTGCTGACGCGCGCGAGGTGGTGGTGGGGCAGTGGGCGCTGATTCCGCCGTGGGCCAAGAAGGCAAAGCTCCCATACAACACCAACAACGCGCGCAGCGAAGAACTGACGGAGAAGGCCAGCTTCAAAGATGCTTGGCGCCGTGGACAGCGCTGCATCATCCCCGCGATGGATTTCGACGAGCCGTGCTGGGAGACAGGGAAAAACGTGTGGTGGAGGTTCCGCCGTGCGGATGGGCAGCAGTGGGCTCTAGCAGGCCTGTGGAACACGTGGATAGATCGCGCGACAGGTGAAGTGCACGAGAGCTACACGATGCTGACCATCAATGCAGATGCTCACCCGCTGATGCGGCGCATGCACAAGCCTGACCCTAAGTTGCCGACGGATCAGCAAGACAAACGCAGCGTGATTCCGATCGAACTTGCGGACGTTGACCGGTGGCTCTCCGGGACAGTCAAGGATGCACAAACACTGCTACAGCTAGCTCCAGTTCGTATCTTTGCTGCCAAAGTCGTGGCGTAGCTCGGCTGGATAGTGTTTGCGGCGATTGTGGGTGGCATAACTTCTGTCTTGCAGAAAGCGCAAGAGCCTGCGATGCAGGCTCTTGAGGTAGGTTGGGTGGTTGAGTGTTAGTCGCTCGAGCCACCGCCGATCATCAGTACTGTCTTCATAGTCATGTGCAACTCCTTTGCGTGGTGAAAAAAGCTCGTGTGTTCCTAAATTACTGGCCGGCCATCATAGCGTCAAGTGCAAAACCGCTCGTTTTGCTGAAATATTCCTGAGCATGCGCACTTCATGTCGCCTTCGTAGGCCTCGCCTTGGGCTTCCACCAAAACATGATCGATTGGTAGGGAAAGATCCCATGCTGCAGAGCCCACTTTTTCGTGACGTCGTTATCGATGACAGTGGTAAGTTGCGCGGAATGGTTAGCAGAAGCGCAAACCACTAGCTCCTTACTTGGGGTGCTTACCGTCAATTCAAGCCCGTCGGATGGAATTCTTGAGGCCCAAACTTCAACGTCGGTTGACTGCTTCACCAGCTTGGAATGTGTGCTGATCCGCACTGTCGCGCGGCCGGCAATTTCGATCGGGAACTCAACACTATAGTGCTCTCGCGTTTGCTTGACGTGTGGCCCGAGCTTCGTGCGATCATAGACGTTGCTACCAACGACAATTTTTTCGACGTAGCAGTCATTTTTCCTTTGATCATCTACAGGAAGCTCGAGTCGCACAACAACTTTGTGCAGGATCGGGGCATCAACCACGCTAGTAAGTTCATACGATGTTTGTGCGAGGCATTGAACCTGGCCATCTTCAACTTCTTCAATCGTGTAGTTGAGTTCGTGCTTGCTTCTGACAACGTCGGCTTCCATCACCGATTTTTCTACTTCCTCGAACACTTTTTCAGGGATGTAGCGCTTGAAAACCGCATAGAAAAGATTCTTGTTAATTTCAGCCATGGTCGCTTCGGCTGCAGCTTCGTGGCGTTCACGCGTAAAACGCTCAATGGTGCCAACAAGGCAAACTGCCACAACCAACGCGAATCCAATTTCCTTGAAGAAAAAATAAAAGAACCCATCCTTGGTAGTAACGAAATACGCAATCAAGAGAAAAATAACGCCTGCGGAACCCATCAGGCCATATGCGAGAAGGTTTCGTTGTGTTTGACTTGTATGTACTTTGGGCATCGTCATTTTTAAGCTATCTCTTTACTACGACCGGCGGATTCTATAAACCGCTTCTATGTCGTCAATAGCTTAGCGTGTAGACGACAGATATTTGTCAGTCGTACACATAGCAGAGAATCATTTGAAAGAAAATTGGTTGATCGCTACCGGCGCTAAGTGATCTTTAGTGCGGACAGGATCGCAAGCTTGTCATGGTGCAGGTTTAGGGGAAGTTCGAGGATTGCAAAGCTCTCGGCAAGTCGTCTTCAATCATCGTTACACGCAATGAGGCGTATTCCGCACTCCGCATAGTTGCCACGAGGTGCGCTGCCAGACAACCATAAACGCTGTAAAAAATGCCGAAGGCGGTTCCTGTGCTTGGTAAGCAGGGGGCGCAAGCGCAGCCGATGGGCTGTCCAGCGCCAGAGGGTAGCTGATTGGTTTGGCGGTATTTGCCTCTTAAGTGCACGGCGGGGCAGACTCTTTTGGGCTCAAAACGGGTCGGCTTCCTGTTCCGCAAAGATAGTTGGGAAACAAGAAAATCAATAGCTTACAGGCGTGCAATCCGCAAATTTTGCGGAACAAAAAACCACGCAAGACATTGATTTTCAATGCGTAAGCGGCGGACTTAAAATCCGCCGCCTGTAACGGGCGTACCGGTTCGATTCCGGTCCGAGGCACCATTGATTTGATAGCAGCTTGTAAAGCCTTGTCAGGCTTAGAGGTGGGATAGTGGGGTTGGTTGAATTACCCCATAAGATTACCCCACCTCATGCCAGCTTGCTAGGGCTGGTTAGATCAGGCCCGCCTTGGCTGCCGCCTTGGTGGTCATCCATGTGCCTGCGATACGGACAAGCTCCCGACCACTGCTGTCGGTCTTTGTCTCGAAGCCGTTAGCCTGCAATGCTGCTGCACTCGGGGCTACGTTGTGCATGTACGCCTCAACCAGCGGCTTGTACCCGGCCATGCTGTTGCCAAACACCTGTTTCTGCACAGCAGCCTGCAAGGCCCCCTTGTTTGCTGGCTCACGGCAGAACTCATAGAAGCTCTGTAGATCACCGGAAGGAATGCCTAGATCGCTGGTGATAAAGTGGTCCGCCTGCGCTTGGTAAGCATCCACCACGAACTGGGTCCGCTGTGCTGCCTCAGTCGGCTCCATGCCCGTGTCACGCGCAATGCCTGCGGCTACCTCCTCCATAGTGGAATCACCCACCGCAGCCGCAATGCCAAGGGAGCCTGCACGTTGTACGCTGGAGTCTGACAGCCCATCCATGGCGCTGTTGATTGCGTTCACCGTCTCAGCGGGCATTGCCCCCGGCTCAGGGGTGTCCTGATCGGTGTCTTCAGTGGCCCCTTGAGTGGCTCCATTGGATGCATGCACAAAGCCATCTGCGGTTTCCACCAGAACACCAGCTTTCACGAACATCTCAACTTGGCCGCTGATGCCATCAAGCGTCACCACACTGTCTGCGGTGATCTTGCTTGTGGGGTTGCCGTAGCTATTCCGTGCTGTGGATCGCCAGTCCTCATCGCTGTATGGCGTGAGGTCACTGGCTGCGACAGTGCCGTGCTGGGTGGTGTTCACAGAGCTACCGTCTCCCCGGAAGCTGATCGAGGTGACGCCTCCGGCCACCTTCGTGGATGTGTTCTGGTAGGGCTGAGGGGGAGTCGTTTGGATGGTGATGGGAGTGCTCTCTTCAGAGGGAGAGACTTGGTAAAAATTAGTCATTGTGTGTCCTTGTCAGTAGTCAGATGAGCCCGTTCTCTCGGGCTGCTGTGATGCGGTAATAGCCACCGCCAATCTCAACGCGATGGTCCGCAGCGGTCTTGCCTTCCATGACTCGATAGCCACGGAGGCGCAGCCCAGTGGGGCTGTAGGGGTCAATGGGTTTGACCTGTGGGGATGCCAGAGGGGCAACTTCGGTGGGGACTTGGGGATGCACTCCGGTGGTCAGGTACTGGCCGTCCTCAGTCTTTCTGACCAAGCCACTCCTCATCAGCGTGGCAATGTTTGCTGTCACGTCCCGTACCCTGCATACGGTGTTCTCATCCATGGCCGGCCTCATCCAGGCTGGAGAGCCGCACCCGTAGCTCGTAATCCACTAGGCCAGAGACCAAGGAATCAAGCGTGGCCGGATTGGTCGCGTTGTCTAGGAATCGGTCCAAGCGGGTGTGGAGTTCTTTCCTAGGGTCAATGGGCTTTTTGACCCTCGGCTTACGGCTGGGCTTTGTTTGTTCTGTGGTCATTGGTGACCTCCTTCCAATAGGTGTCGCAATGCCTTGGCTCTGCTGATGCGGTGGTTCAGGGTTGCGTTGAATGGAGGCCAGTACACCTCCGGTACTCTTCCCCTGTAGTTCGCAGCCATCTCATGGAGGACCTTCAAGGTGAGCACTGGGTCTGTGCTGTTGGTGTTGTTCATAGACTGGTTTTTAGTGGGCACGTAGGGTTGCTTGGTTGCTGCCTGGATCGGCTGCTGTGGCACCACAGGGATACCTAGGAATGGACTCAGTGGGGCGGCTCTTGGTCATCCAGAAACCCTCCTTGCTGATGACCATGCCCTTGGCCTCCATCTCGGGGATCGTGAGACATCTCCGGTCAACGCCATAGGTGCCGGTTCGGTGTGCTTCAAAGGCGGTGGTCGAGTTGAAATAGAGATGGCACGTAGGGCATTGGTTACGGTCACCTCTGAGGGTTAGCTTTGGTCTCATGTTGGTTTTTGGGCAAAGAAAAACCCGCTCAAGGCGGGCTTTGGGTAAAGGCATAAGTGGTGCTTAGGGGGAGCTTCGCTCCTGAAGACCAATCCCTGGCGGGGAAGACCAAGGATGGAAGATCATTTAGATGTGATGCACCTCATGAATGAATCCATCATCAATGAGCGCATCTTGAAAGATTCCATCATTGATTGGTCATCCACGGCGAAGCCGTATCAGAGATGCACGTAGGTGGATGTCCTCTTACTTTTCCTCTTCTTGTTTTTGTTCTTGTTCCTGTTGGCTTTTGGGTCGCTAAGCAAAGGGAAAAGCGAGGAGAAACCTAGAGGTTTTCCATCCTGCTAGAAGTCCTCGGTCTTCTCAGGGGCCTTGCGTGGTCTACCGCCCTTGCCACCGTTCGTGCTGCTGGCCTTGGACTTGGCGATAGCTTTCTCTCTTTCCTCATCGAGATGCGCTGCACGGCCATCGGGGAAATACAGCTTGAGGACCCTGGCCCACACCTTCGGGGAGATGCTGCGGGCCTCACGATGTGCTTCTAGGTCATCCTCGGGTGGAAGTTCACCGTTGCGCCAGTAGAGGCTTTCGAGAAGGATCAATGCACCTATCTCCTCACCGTTGAGCAGTAGCGTCCGCTCAAACCATTCCCCGACATCAAATTGTCGAAAGGGGAGTTTCATGCTCAGCCGTAATAGAGTTGATCGAAGGTGATTTCTACGGTGTCCCCTTGTGCCACTGGAGTTGCCAGCGAGATGCCACTTGGGGTGTCTTGGAGGGGAACTGGCGTGCCGTTTACGGTGGCTACGGGGGTGCCTGTATGTTCGGGTAGGCCAAAGAAGGTTTGTCCCGCTTTGGCTTGTTCGATGTGTACGCGTGTTGTCATTGTTCTATTTGGGTTGGTTGTTAGGCCAGCTTGTGGAGCTGGAGACCTTCTTGCTTGAGCTGCTCCGGGGTCATCTTCAAGAGCATCACTAGGTACACCGCCAGTGCTCGCCTAACGATGAGACTGGAGGAGGGCTTGCGGGTGTCCTTGATGAGTAGCTCAGGGAGTTCTTGGGCTGTCCGGAGTTGGTCGAGAAGGCGCTTCTCAATGCGCGTATGGAGGAGTCCTGATTCACGCGCAGGGATGCGTGTGGTGTATTGAGTTGTTGTCATGTCTGATAAGTTGTCTGTTGGCG